GCGAAGCCGTCCACAAAATCCGTTACAGATTTGTTGGGCTCGTTGAAATGCGCCCTGAATTTCAGTTCGTCGTCAAAACTTAGCCGGCCGCGGTCAACCGTTGCAAAGTACTCGGCTTTTAACTTTTTAAGTTCCATAACCCTGTTTATTTCTTCAACAACGTTATTCACCAGCCCAAAATCAGGGCTAACATCTAAGGACATGATTACCAGTTTATCGCCTTCCATATTTAAAGTTTTTCTAAGCTTCCCAATGCATTTACTACGTCAGTTAATCTAAACCCGTAAATATTTGCGATACCTAACGCCGACATTAAAGATGCTTCGGGTTCAGTATCGGCATTTTCATAAATTACAAGAAACTTTTTACCAATACCGGACAAATTAGATTTTAGTAAAATAATAGTATTTTCTTCGTTAGCGAGGGTTACCGCCCTTTTTAAATTTTCGTATTTCATTATTCAAACATTTGGTTAAAGGTGAGCAAATCTCTTTTCTCCAGTTCGTCATCTGTTTTGCTCATGTTTAAAGTTTATCAAGTTTCCAAGACGTGTCTTTGAACGGATTGATTTTAACATACCTGCCTGTTTCAAAAGAATTTGTGCATAAAACTATCTGAATGGCCGTCGCCATACTTTCGTGGATTTCTTTACACCTGCGTAAAGTATCGGTAGATAAAGGGTTTTCAGATTGTGCGTCTACCGGCCAGCCCATAATTTCCGCTATATCTTCAAAAGTAGATTTATTTCCGTAAGGCCTCTTAATATCTACTATAGGTGCGCCGTTGTACATAGACGGGTTCCAATCTATAAAGGTGCGCCGCATTAATTCAAAATGATATGCAAACATATCAAAGTGCAGTTCTGCCATGTATTTTTAATTTTGTCCCACAAAACTAATCAATAAAACCATTCTACCAAATATTTTACATACTTTATTTTAAAAGCCATTTGCTAACTTCGCCACCATGCCGCAAATACTGCCGAACAAAAAATATTTGTACTTTCTTGCCGACAAGGACGGCCGTACCTACTCAGTAGTAAACGGTGCGGTGCAGGTATCGCAAAAAAAACCTTTGGACAACGCCCCTATTGGTTGGGACGAGATACAGACTTCGTTCACGACCAGCAAACAATATTTCAGCCTCACCCGCACCTTTGCCGTGCCGCTGCAGTTCGTAAGGGACGGCGCGCAGATATTGCGGCACTTCATGTACAACGTAAGTGGGGCAAATACCGAACTGTATGTTATCATTATGCGGCAGGACCGCAACCGCCTTATGTACTACAAAGGCGAGTATAAAGGAAAGATTAACTTTGAAAAGTTCGAGGACGACCCGGATTTAGGGGTAACAGTAGATGTGGCGGAAGGTGGGCCACAAATGTACATCAACGCCAAAGACGACCAGACGCTTGAAAAAGATTTGATAGCCAGCACGACAACTATAAATGTTTTGTTTGACGGCCTGGACTTTTTCGATACCCTGAATTACCAGGTAACCGAAGCCAGTACATTTGACCAAATGCCGAACGATGAAGCATACGGGCAGTTCTCTTGCGTACCTATTGTTTACTTAAACAATAACGGCGATAGCGTCGGCATTGTGCCGGGCAACAGCTACCCTGACCCTATGGGCTTTTCTTACGGGGACGTTTTCGCCTATGCAAACCGAAATTCAAATTATTTATACCTCAGTGTTAACCCTATAACTATCGACCTAAAGTTAAAATTAGATTACGATTTACAAGCTTTGCCGGAAGGCGGGCTAATATCTTTTTATTTTTTTACCAATGTCCAGGACGGCATTGAACCGAGTACGGGAAACCCACAACCGAGGTTTATCCCTATCCTGCCAGAACAAATAAAACCCGTAGGCGATAATGCGCAATTGTTTTCAGGTACTATCGCTTTGGCAGCTAATGAAAGGTTGTTTATAGGGTGTTCCGTAAAAAGAACTCCCGATGACATTGCTCTTATCCTGCCCGTTATTAATTTTAAAAACACAGGTTTCCTTACGATTGCTTTTACAAGCCGCCAGCCCGCGTCGGTTGTGGTTTGCGAAAGGCCTTTGACCGTATGGCAATGGCTTATTTCCACTTTGACCGAAGGTAGGTATGTAGGTGCGAGTAACCTGCTAACGGCCAGCAGCAATTTAGTACTGACAGGCGGTGAGGCGCTGCGCCAGTTGAAGGGGACGGACGGCAACCCGAAAGCCCTTTTAAAAACATCGCTTAAAGACTTCTTTAATGCGTTCGATGTGTTAAAAGACGTTGCTTTAAAAGTAGTGGGCAATGTCGTTTACCTGGAGAAAAAGACCGAACTATATAATGTAAACAACGGGCTTATATTTGACCTTGGCGAAGTTTTAAAGTGCAAAATCTTTGCAGCCGAAGAATACTTCGCGGGGCAGTTCATAGTAGGCCTGCCAAAACAAACCTACAGCAAGCGCAATGGCAGGTATGAAACAAACGCGCGCGTTGAATACACTTTGCCGGGCAATTCGTCAAAAGTTTACTCGGCAGACACCGTTTACCGGTGGGACCCTTACGGCATGGAGTTTATAAGGGCATTGGCCGGCGACGATGAAACGACCGACGCAAAAAGCGACAACGAAGTATTTGTCGTGAACATTTCAAATGAACAAGATGCAAACGGCAATTACCTGCTAAACCGGAAAACCTACGATGTAAGCCCGCCTGTAGGCATCCCTACCGCCTCAGTTTACAACATCGAAGAAATGACACCGAAACGTATTTTGCTTGCACATGCCGCCAGTCTTCGGTTAAGGCTGTACCAGGCGGCAATGTTCGCTAAAATAAAGGTAAGCACGGCGGACAAAAACAAGGACCTGGTAACAGTTTTAAACAACGTGGTTACCAGTGAAGCGGCGGACGTTCCCGTCACCTCGTTGGGCACACCGCTGGCCTTGCCATACATCGCGGAAATACAGGTAAAAACACCGGTTACTTTCGCGGAAATGTTGGAAGCGTTGGCAGGCGGGCTGATTAAATTTACCTTTAAAAACAGGCCGGTCAACTGCCTACCCATTGGTGAAATGGTAAGCAAGGGCGTTGACAACGCCGAACAAACCTGGAAATTATTAATAGCGCCAAATAACAGTTTGGCAGGGCTTGCCATTTTGTCCAAAGAGGGTATATTTGCACTTGACTATACAAATAACATGATATTAGCGGCAGATCTAAATTCAGTGCATTGGTTGCCCTTCGATGAAGTGGCCGAACCGAAATACCACCACAAAGATTTGTACGGTGACTATTTCAAAAACCGTTACACCCGTTTTGTTTCATCGCCGAACTATCACCAAAAATGGCAGGTAACCGACCCAATCGCAAACCAGTTTATTACGGCGCAAATCGGTAATTTGGAAATCCACGTTTACAATAATCTGGGCGAAGTGGTGTTAACTGTCCCCATGGACGTGCTGACAGCAAGCGAAGTGGAATTGCCCTACGTGCTTAACCAAAATTCGTTTTCAGCGGGCCTTTTGCCGAACGGTTGTTATTCGTTTGCCCTTGTAAGCAGCGGGCAGATCGTTTTCGTTAGCGAATTTCAAATGGTTGAAACCGATTTGCCCGAAACCTATTTGATCGAGTATTTTAACAGCTATAACACGCAAAATACTTTCTTCAACACTACGGACACGGACGGGTTGCCGCGCAACTTCCGGCCTGCCATACGGGTGGAAGCGATGTTCCAAACGCCTGATTTTAAAATGTCTTCCGTTGATTATACCAACAGCAACGAAAGCAAACAAAAGGCGAAAGCAGACCCTTATAAAATAGAAGTGCTCACGATGGGCAACGGTGTAGGCATACCCGATTACCTGGCCAACAAACTGAACGCGGTTACCTCGCTCGACAGTACTTCAGTAGAAGGGAAACGCTATACAAGGCCTGAGGACAGCGGCGACATGGAAAGCGAAAAACGTTTGGGCGCGCCAATGGATATTTATAAAATAAAACTGCAAAGGACTTTCAACATTTACGGTGTTTCGGTTAACGATATTAATGTACCGGAAGGCAACAGGACGGCCGTTTACATGCTCGACAATGAAATATTTGGACAGGCACCGGGCGTTGAAAGTGCTGAAATAATAGAATAAAACAAACGCATGGCAACCTTTAATTTAGTTACGCGGCCTTACCCGGAAACTACGGGGCAGGTTTATGTACGGCTGTATAAAAATACCGCACCGGGGGCTATTGCTTACGAGCAATTTAAAACCTTGCCAACGGGGCAGGAAGATTGGACGTTCAATATAGCCGGCAACTCTGCATACCGTTGCCTTATCGTGCAGGTAGTTGGGGGCTCGGTTACCCAGGTATTTGACGACTTTACGTTCTCTGTTGGCACTTCGGGCGTATCGATCAAACGCCCCGTTATGCTACAGGTAAGTTTGTCAAAGCTGCCCGGTACAACTACAACGTGGGACGGTGGGTTGCCTACAGTTACCTTTACCGATTTCATAGGGTGGGACTTGCAGACCGTTAACCGCGACGGCTATGGCCTTATGCGGATCGAGGCACAAAGCGACGGCACCGCGCCGGCAAATATCCGGTTCGACACAGGCACGGGCGTTTTGGAGCTTATGGCGGGTGGCGATACTTTTATGGACGGCGAAATCTTCACGTTCACGTTTTTAAACAAGTTGGGCAATAGCGGGGTTGATGAAGCAAAAGGGGACATTTTCAACGGTATACGGGTTATCGGAACAGATACCGTTTTGACGGCAGGCGACATGGGCAAAAAGATAATTATCGAAGGTGTTACCAGTAACCTGTTTGTGAAAGTAACTTTACCGCCAATCGCCACAGTTGTGCCGGGCAGGTTGGTTTACTTTGAAAGCGGCCTGGGCGGGCATAGCTGTATGCAGGTGGCCAGCATGGAAGGGAACAACATTAATTTTCCTGCCGCCTCGCAACCGGACATATACCTATGCAACGGTGAAACGCTTATGATGTACCGGCACCAAACAAGTACGTACGATGTTTGGCGGGTCCATAGCTTTACCGGTAACCTTACCACCGTGGGCGAAGCATTGAACGAAGATGCCGTAATAGCCAATACCATCAACAAAGTAGCACTGGACGGCACCGAAACAAACTATTATGAGAACGCCCGGTTATATTACGCGTATGTTGTAAAACTGCCGGTAGGGCAAGTTTGCAGTTATGCGGACCATGCCACGGGCGATAATAAATATAAGTTTTCAACCGCTGACAGCGTTGGCAACTTCTTTTTACCGGACAGGCGCGGTATGCATATCAAACAGACACAGGCAGGTGTTGTGGCCGGTATTTTCAACGAACAATCCATTGAAGGACATGGGCACGGGTTTGGCGCGGACATTTACGCCGCAGGTTCGCCCGGCGGTGGCAGTACGCCCGCAAACCTTACCCATGGTGGTGGGGTGGACAGGCTTATAATTGCCGGCGTAACGCAAACGTATGGCTCAGAACTGACCCAACCGAAGAACGTTACCGAAAACAGGTACATCAGGCGTTAAAACCAAACTTAAAAATATATGAAAAGATTATTTGTACTTGCCCTATTCCTATTGCCGTTTATTTGCCATGCGCAAGGCGGTTGGCCGGCACCTGGCACCGCGTATGGCCAAATAGACAAGCGCCGTATAGTGGACAGCTTTTTAGGGATCCCGCAAGGTTGCGGCGCCCCAACCGGGCTAAGGGCTCACGACCTGCACAAGTCCGCTATTTATGCGGACACCTGCGGCAATACGCTATATGTTTACTATCCTTCTATTGGTGGTTGGTCAGCTACCGGAAGCGGTGGGAGCGGTTCGCCGGTATTTACACAGGATATTGTTTTAAATGGCGGGGCAGGCACAATACTAGGTTATTGGGTCAATGGGGAAACAATACCGGTCACAGGATTGGGGCTTGATGCCGCGTTCAGGGTTATTACACAACGGGCAATACACCCGACCTATGTAGCACCTACAAGGACAATCAGCGGTTCGCCTTCCGGTGGCCTATACGAAACAGGGACTTTTATAAGTGCTACTTTAAGTTCTGTTTATGCGCAAAATGATGGCGGGGCAGCGGGGGCAGTATTGTTTACAAAAAACGGTACAAGCGATATGCTAAGCAACGTTGATACTTTTACGCTCACAGCCCAAACATATTTTACAGCTAGTTCGCCTTACGCACAGGGGGCTTGTAAAAACAACAATTTAGGGGCATTGGATTGCGTTGGGCGTATAAATTCAGGAACGGTAACCAGTCCGCCAATGTATTACACGCCGCAGGTAAAACGGTACTATGGGCTTGTTTCAGATACCACCGGCATTGGAACCACAAGTTATAGCAACGCAACAATTCAGGGGCTTAACAATAACCTTTCTTCATCAAAAGCCTTTACGTTCACATCGACACCAACAAACCAATTTAACGTAATTGTGTACGATGCCAGTTCAGGGCCTTTAACCAGCATTTTAGTAAACAACATTCCTGCATTACCTGCTTTTAATTATGTACTTCGCAACTTCACCAACGCACAAGGGTACACTTATCCGGTTTATATTTATTGGAACACACAAGCGCAAACAGTTGCAGGGGACATTCAAACAAACTAACATGAAAAAAATAATAGCAATACTTCTTTTTTTAATACCGGTTATCGGGTTCTCACAAGGTTCGTTTACTGCTGATGGCGATTTGGCACCTTCAGGGAACTACCCAATTGTAAAAGGCAAATACGTAAAGGGACAAATCAAGTTTGGGGCAAATAATACAGTAAGGGACAATATACCAACTAATTTTAGGGACACGGGCATGTTGTTTTTTAACACCACTACAAATTTGTTTTATGTGCTTCAAGGCACTTTAAGCAACTCTGGCTGGCAACCATTATCGACCGGCACCACAACCTATACAATGGCGCAAATAGATAGCGCCATAGCTGGCAACAGGGCGCAGGTTTTAGATACCGTCAAGTTAAGGACTATCGCTAACCAAAAAGACACGTTTCAAAACGCAAACCTTTCTATTAACGGTAAAATATATCAGTTAATACCGGTAAACAGGGGCGATACGGGGGCAGTAGTTTATAAAACTAGCATAGATACCAGTAAAAGTAAAATATATGTGCTGATGGAGCACAGGGACAGTTTAAACCAACGGTCGGGTTCGGTTATATTAGCCGTTATCCCACGTTCCCCTTTACAACTGTCCACCCCCAATAGTGTTTATACAGTGCAGTTTCCACGTGTTGAAATTAATTCGCCCATTTTTACCAATGTGCAAGGCTACATGCAGTTAGGGGCGGGCCAATATTACGATGGCTTAATCGAGGGGTTTAGGATAGTGCAATTAATGGGCAGGTATAGTAACATTTACCAGGACAGCAGCGGCCATATAATGCTTTCGGACAGTTCTAAGTCCGCGCCCAACCCAACGGGCGCATGGGTACAAATAAAAAAAACATTGTCGGTAGGCGGGAACGTCACTACTATTGCGGCAACCTCTGCAATGCATGCGGTGGTATTGCAACAATTACAAGATAGTTTGGCCCTTTTAAAAGCAGGGCAAACGCAAATAGTAGATATTACGGGCACCAGCCAAAGTGCGTTGACTAACCCAAACGTACTTTATTACCCACACAACGCGGCGTTGACAAATATAACCTTGCCTTCAAGTCCTGTTAATGGCGCGTTGGTGCAGGTGGTTGGGGTTGGTGCAGGCGGTTGGTCAGTCCTTACCAACGGCACCCCTATATACGGGGTAGGTGTTACCGCTACAACAAGCTTGTCCGGGCCACAAAGAAGCACCGTAACATTGAGGTTCAGCACGGTAGAAAATTATTGGAGTATTTCTTCTTTGCAGGGTACTTTAACGCCTTTATAGCACGATATTTGTTTTTGCAAAAGTATGAAAGGCTTATTATTCGTTTTATTGGTGTCTTTTGGGTCGCTTTATGCCCAATCAGGGAACTTAAACAAACCGCAACTTACCCCAACAGGTGCCGTAAAATCGTACATGCCAGGTGTGACTGTTATAGGCAATACCACAACTGAAACATCATTGTTGGGTGTTGTAAAAGATACTATTAAAAGCAACACGCTTGCGCCTTTCAAACCTTACCGTTTTACCCTGGCTTCCGTGGTCACAACGCCTACTTTGGCTTTACTGCCTACCCTTACCGTACGCGTAAAACTAGGCGGTACCTCTATCGCTGTAGCAACAAGCGCCAGTATTTTAGGGAACATAACGGCAGGCGCTTTGATTATCGAAGGAATTATAATTTCTACGGGCACCGCAAACCAGGTAACGATTACAGAGATAAGGCAACCACAGGGCGGTATAATTACCTTAACTTCTACCAACAGTAATTTTGTTACCAATACCACCGTAGACATGTCGGTAACGCAGGCATTGGACATTACCGCGCAATGGGGCGGGACTTTGCCCGGCAGCGGTGCAAGCGTCGTAAGTAAATATTATTACCGTCCTGACTTTTAAAACCACTCATTATATGCCTTTTTCAGAACCTCAGACATTCACCGTAAACGTTACGGGCGCGGACATTGCCGCTTCGCAAGCCGTTATCCTGGGCGATAAAATTGAGTACAACAGCCTGGCAATCGCCATGCGCCGGCTATACTTCGCAAAGCAGCTACCGGGACAAATGCCGGAAGACCAGGAGCCGCAACAAGGGACGTTCTTTGCAACTACCGACCTTGTAATAAACAACGGCACGACCGTCGCTTTGTGCGATGCCTATTGCTATACGGCGCACTATGCCGCTGATGTTGAAACCGCAATTAAAATAGCGTTGGAAAACAAACTGGGCATAAAACCACAAAACGCATACACCGCAACTTTAGTTAAAAAACCAATAGAATAATATGGCAATCTACTCACTTACCAGTACAGAGGTCGGCAGCATGTTTGATAACGGCGCATCGCCACTGCCTTCGCCCATAAGCGATTTTTACGACGACATTAGTTTTACGCCAACAAGCACAACTATCGAAGTTGATGCGGTAGAAAGGGCGTGGGTATTAGCTGCGGATTTTCCGGGAAGCACAATCCAATCAAACTTAAATACTATATTTGTGTTTGATGAAAATGGACACCCCACAAAACCGCCTAACGTTTAAGAAGTACTTATTATTAATAAGCGTTTATAGCACCGTGTTGACATGGTGCTATTTGCGTTATAGTACGGACTACAATAGCGCTGTTTGGTGCAAATCCTATTATCTTTGGGAAAAATTTACATTTGTTATTTTAGCCATAAATGTTTTATTCGATGTTAAAGGCCTCAGGTTTGCGATTGCTGTTGTTTGGGGCGGTGTTTTTGGGCTGCTATTGCTAATGGAAATTTTAGGTATTTGGTTCAGTCCATGGAATGGTTGGGAGCCTTTAACAAAATGGCTTTCTTTTTTATTTTCCTGTCTTTTATTAATCATTTTTACTATACTATTTAAGCTCAAAAAAGATGCATGAAACCCTCTGGCAAGAATTTATATTCAAACAATCCCCGCTAATTGTCGTACTTATTTTTGTGGCTTATTTTATGTATAAGTATTTTACCGCACAAGCGGCAAAAGACAGGGCTTTTTTCGTTGAGCAAATGACGGAATTAAAAGAAAGCATCGATAAGAAAGATACAATTATACTTAACCAAAACGAAAGCCTCCGCACCCTCACCGTTCAAACAAACGGCGTTTTGATTAGCCTGCAAAAGTCTTTTGATGAATTTAGAAACGACCTAAAACACCGACAATGACTTTTAATGTTTACTTATACGATTCTTTTTTTGTTGTAGGGCTTTTAATAATGAAGCGCGTTGCCCTGGCTATGTTGGACGATGACCATAACCGGTTTAGAAACCTGTTAATGAACTCTTACCATTACGCTGAATTTGCGTATATAATGTTAGGCGTTATATACCTGCCCAGGCATCAGCCTTATGAAGCTTTAACCGCTTTTTGCGGGGCTTTCATAATTAAATTTTGTTTTAACCTTTGCCCCGGCATAGATGACTTTTTTAACCGGATATTTAAAACCCGGCCAAATAAAAAATAAATTTTACCTTCGTAAAAACTGTTTATGAAAGCTAAAATATTTTCACTTGCCAAAAACGATTTTGTAAAAGCCTTTGCAATGGCGGTTATTGGTGCCTTTGTTGGTGCGTTGTACCCATGGATAAACGCCTGGTTGCAAGGAAACCCGATAGAAAATGTAACGTTTAAAATGCAACTGGCAGAAGCAGTAAAAGCAGCGGTCGGTTCCGCAGTTGTTTACATTATGAAAAACTATTTTTCCAACTCTGCAGGCCAGCCTTTGGCAAGCGAAAAGAAAGCAGAAGCCAAGAAAGTAGAGATACTAACGGAACTTCAAAAAGACGTGTACACAAAACAATAAAATACTAAAACATGCGCATAGTCAGTGTTCCATTTGTGAGGGTAATTAAGCCTTGTAAAAAGCATACATGGCAAACATCGGTTTACACTCAATCAAATTCTACGACCGCAATAGTAAATTTTAGTTGCAAGTGCTGCGGCAAAAACTTTAATCAATAATCATAAATAATGAACAAGCTTTTAAAAGGCCTTATTTCGTTTATCGGTAATTTACTTGGTAGCATATTTAAGTTCCTTAAACCAAAAGCCGAACAGGTTGTTATTTTGGTGAACGCGGTAAAACTAATCGTTAACAACCCTGCTTTGGACTTGCTTACCGCTTTAACGCAAACGGGTGCGGACGATGCTTTGCTACTAAAGGCAAGGGAATGGATCAATGTTGCATCGTTCAACCTTACCGTTGTCCAGGGGCTTGCCAGTGCTGAAACTACCGAAGATGCAACAAAAGTATTTGTAGACTTTCTTAAAACACTGCCCGCAACACAAAGGGGCATGTACTGGCGCGAATTTTCAGGTTGGCTATTGATCGCTGCAAGCGACGGCAAATTAACGGCTGAGGAATTGGGCGAAGCTATCGCCATGGTACAGGCTATTTACGCAGAAACCAAACCATAAAAGTTATGACTATAAATGAAATTGTTGCCAAATTAGGGCAACCATCACCAGCGAACGAACCTAAATACATGGCGCTTTGGGTACTGCCGGCAGACCTACAAAAAGCCTTTGCGCACGTGAAGGGCATTTCTGCTTTCCCTAAAAAAGTGTATTGCAACAAACATATCGTTGCGCCTTTGGAAAAAGCGTTAAGGAACCTTATTGCGGTAGGGTTGGCAAGCGAACTAAAGACCTGGGACGGTGTTTATCATATCCGGCCACAACGTGGCGCCACGGTGCAATCTACCCACAGTTGGGGGCTGGCCGTTGATGTGAACGCAGCCGAAAACGCTTTGGGCGCAACGCCTAAGCTCAGTAAAGAGTTTGTAAAGTGTTTCATAGATGCCGGTTTCCTTTGGGGCGGTAATTTTAAGAACCGCAAAGATGGTATGCACTTTGAACTTGCTAAATTTTAATTGTTAGTTAAATAGTGTTTGATTGTTTAATCCTGCTTCGGCAGGATTTTTTTTATTATTTTACGTAAAATATTTGGTGGAATAAAAATAATGCTTATCTTTGTGTAACAAAAGCAAATAACATGACAACTCAAACAGCTATTCAACAATTTTTACAAGGCACAGATAGCAAAGTAATTTCTTATAAAGCATTTGAATTGCTTTTACGCGATATGAATATTGGTTGGATAGGTGTAAAATACTGGAATCGTGCAGATTTGGATTTGTTTGAAGAAAAAGCAGACGGATTTACAGTTGAACCATTTGAAAACGGTATGAAAATATGGGATAGAAATTTTGATTACTCTAACTTATAAACAACACAGGGGCGCGGTTGTAACGCGCAAATCACAATGGCATACTTCATAGACCAGCTACCAATTTGGCTATTCTTTACATGCACACCGATTAGCCTTGCGTTGTTCGCTGGCTGCGTAGTTGAGCTTAGAAAAATCAAAGAACAATCTAAAAACTTTAGACCATGAAAAACGACCCTATATTTTGGATCCTTCTTTTAGTACTTCTTTATTTATCAACTCGAAAAGATTAACATGCAATATCTAACAAAAGAACAAGCCATAGATGCACTTAACCACGGTGCGAGGCTAAGCCATACGTATTTTAGTAAAGACGAATGGGTGGAAAAACTGGACGAATTACACTATATTTTTGAAGATAGTGCAGAAATAAGTATCGAAGATTTTTGGATTACCCGACGTACGCCTTTTGAAAATGGATGGTTTATAGTAGGGCTATTAGGTAAGCCAATTGTACCATTTTTAACAAAAGAACAAGCTATAAAAGCTCTTAAACAAGGAGCCCATATTGCTCACCCATACCTTGCTGATAGTATTTTATTAGATAGTGGGACTATATACTTTTTTAAAGGCGGCTTAGTAGATATAAACCTTTTAAACGACTCTTACTACCCAAAAGACGGTTGGTACGTTGTAGAAACACCGGAAGAAGTGCTGACGTGGCAAAGGCTGGCGCAAGTGAAGCCGGTAACCCTCTGGGGAATGGCAATAAAATATGTGCTGGACAACCCGACACCTGAAAACAAAAAGGCTTTGATTGAGCAACTGAAAGGGCAGTACAACGACAACGCCCATTTGTTAACCCAAATTTTAGGGTTTAACCTGGAACACCCGGAATTATAAATTTGGCAGATAACATAATTAAAAGTATTTTTGTCGCACCCGAATCTTATATCTTTAATTTTGTGGATAGCTGGTGTATTTAAAATATACATCAGCTATTTTTTTTTGATTATTTTACGTAAAATATTTGGTGGAATAAAAATATTGTTTATCTTTGTCCTATCAAAGTAACGGCGGGTTAACCGCCTCACAAAAACAAAACAAAAAAAATGAACACAGTATCATTGAATTTCGCAGGCAAAAAAACAACAGCTTATACAACAACAAAAGTACCAACCTCTGTAAATTTGAAAGGGGAAGTAAAAAAAGCAATATCAGTAAAAGAAGCAAAAAAATTAATTGAAGGTAAAGCACTTCTTTGCGAAGGGCAATTATTTAAAACATACATAATTGATTAAAACAGGCAGTGGCAATCACTGTAATTCGAACCGGCGATTAAGCTGGTTTTTTTTGTGTAAAATATTTGGTGTTTTAAATTCTTTAATTTAGTTTTGTCCACAAAATAAATATACATGGCTTTGGACAGAAAAGGGGTAATCGATTATATCCGCAAACATAAGCACCTGTTCAGTTTGCGCGGTTGGGACAAAGCCGCCGACCTTGGTACCAACAACATTGTTTGGAAGGTAATTAACGAAAAGAAAGGCACTGGCGGCTATCCACATAAATTCACCGACGACCATGTGAAAAAACTGAACGCTGTTATTGACAGCCTGCAAATAAAAAATTAATTATTTTACGTAAAATATTTGGTGGAATAAAAATAATGTTTATCTTTGTCCTACAAAATTAAAAACATGAAAAAAATATTTATTTCTTTAATTGCTGCTTTGGTTTCTTTGGCTTCTTGCCAAAAGTTCAACAACAATATTTATACGGTTAAAAGTCTTGCTAACGGCGCTACCGTTTTTGCCTCAACCTCAGAAACTTTTAAGATTGCCGACACTGTTTATTTATCCGCGGCTTGCGGCGAACTAATTGTTAGCAGTGAATCTAACGGCGGGTACAGTGAAACAAAAGGCGTAATTAAATAATAATACCCGACATGCCAAACATCAAATATTTACTACTGTTTTGCTTCATTTTAGTTTTTGTAATACCAATAGGCCTGACCGCATTGTTATACGTTTTTAACCCTTATGCACCTACCGACAATTACGTTTTATTTTTCTTTGTAGTGGCTGCATTCGCGGGTTTGGTTATCGTTATCTGTTCAAGGTTAAAATAGTACTTATGGTTGTTATTGCTTGCCTTTTCCTGGCGTTGTATTTACCATCACGCAAATAATTTTTTTTTCTCAATTTTAAATATCAAACACAATGAACGTTAATTTGAATGTCACCTTTAGCGGCAGAGTTATTGTAGAAGTTTTAGGGCTTGCTTTGGCAGCGCAGGTAGTACCCGCCGCCACGCTAACTACTGAAGAAACAGCGGAAGCAAAAGCGCCTGTAGTAGCTATCGAAGAAAAGCCAAAGAAGCCTAAAACCAAAACACCGGAAGCGGTTAAAGAAGTTGCCCCTATCGTTATTACCGAGGCCGAAGAAGCCGAAGAAATTTCTATCGACGAAGAAAGCGACGAACCGGCTTCGCCCGACGAAATTGCGGAACTTCGTAAACTTATCCCTGCCGAACAAAAAGGAAAGGACGAGTTCCGTAAGATCTTAAAAACCTATGCGGACAGCATACCGCTTATTAAGAAAAGCCAGGTCGAGCCGTTCAAAAAGGCAGTTGCCCACCTTATAGACACCGACCTTTAACCATGGCAAAACACGCAATCCTATCGCCTTCGGGCGCATCGCGTTGGCTGGCTTGCACACCCTCTGCACGGCTTGAACAAAAGTTCAAGGACCGTGCGGGGAAAGCCGCCGAAGAAGGCACCCTGGCGCACGCCATTGCCGAACAATTACTTTTGTACAAACTGGGCCGCATAACCGCCGCTAAATTCAACCTCGAACACTTCGAGTTCAAGAAAGACGCGTTGTACAACGAAGAAATGTTCGATTACGTTAAGGAATACGTGAACGAAGTTTTGGAGGTGTTCAGCGAAGCGCAGGCCATTTCCAAAGATGCCATCATAATGCTTGAACAACGCGTGTACATGTACGATTACGCGGTTGAATGCGATGGTACGGCAGACGTTGTTATTATCGCGAACGGCAACATGTGGGTAATCGATTTGAAGTATGGCAAGGGCGTAAAAGTAGAAGCGGAAGAAAACAAACAACTTATGTTGTACGGCCTTGGTTCTTTCCTTGCGCACGACTTTGCCTATGGCATAGACAAATTGCACCTCACCATTAAACAGCCCAGGTTAAACGCTTCCAGTACGTACGAGATAAGCGCAAAGGACCTTACCGCATGGGCGGAAATGGAGCTTAAACCGTTGGCCGCACTTGCGTACGCCGGAGATGGCAAGTTCAAGCCCGGCGCGCATTGCCAGTTTTGCAAGGCGAAAGGTTCGTGCCGTACGCTTGCCGAGTACAACCTCGACATTGTAAAGCACGACTTCAAACAACCGGACCTTTTAGAACCGGATGAAATCAGCGATATAATACTAAAGTCCAAGTTCTTTACCGACTGGCTAAAAGGCGTGGGCGATTATGCTTTCGCACAAGCTTTGGCGGGCGTTAAGTGGCCAGGCCTTAAACTGGTGGAAGGGCGCAGTAACCGGGCGTATGCCGATGAACAAAAAGTAATCGAGGTTTTAAGAAAAGAAGGTATTGAAGAAATTAAAATATTTGAACCTTTGGAAGTTTTGGGCATTACCAAAATGGAAAAATCCATCGGCAAAAATGTATTTAATTCCTTGCTTACCCCGCTTGTAATAAAACCTAAAGGCAAGCCCACTTTAGTAGCGGAAAGCGACAAACGCGCCGAGTTCAACGATGCATCCGCCGATTTTGACGGGTTCGATAGTGACGAAGAAATTTAATAACAATAAAATCAAGTTTTATGAAGGTATATGTTGCCAGTTCGTGGCGCAATGATCGCCAACCTGAAGTAGTGGCGGCGCTAAGAAAAGCCGGGCATAAAGTTTATGATTTTAGAAATCCGCCAAACAAAACCGGTTTTTCCTGGTCAGAGATAGATCCTAATTGGAAAAATTGGACAGTCAGCGAGTATCTTACTGCTTTGGACAACCCAATCGCTGCAAACGGATTTCTTTCTGACTTTGAAGGCATGCGGGAAGCAGATGTTTGCGTTTTGGTAATGCCTTGCGGAAGGTCCGCACATTGTGAAGCAGGTTACATGCAAGGCGCGGGCAAACCTACAATAGTGTTATTGGAAAAAGAAGCCGAACCGGAGTTGATGTACAAGATGTTTGAAAGGGTAAGGCCTAACTTAGAAGAAGTCGTAAAAGACGTTAATTTTTTAGAATCCCTTTCACTTGCAAACATAAAAATTTAATGTAAAATATTTGGTATTCTTAATTGAATACTTTAATTTTGTCCTACAAATTACATAATCAGTAAAATCTAAAAATCAGCTAAAATGGCAGAACAATCAACAAAGGTAACCATCCCTAAAGCGCGTCTTAGTTACGCAAACGTACATGTACCGGTTAAGGCAATGGACAGCGAAGAGGAAAAGTACTCTTGCAGCGTGTTATGGCCGAAGACAGACAAGAAAACAACAGAAGCCGTACAGGCAGCTATTAAAGCAGCGGCCGCTGCCGCACTTGCTACCAAGTGGGAAAAAGTAGCGCCAAAGACTTACAAAGACCCGCCATTGCGCGACGGTGACGAAAAATTTGAAGAAGACCCGGAAAAATACAAAGCCTATAAGGGCATGTATTACGTTGCGGCAAAAAGCAAGGAAAAACCAACTTTGCTTGGTAAGGACAAAAAAGAAATAGCCAGTAAAACCGACATTTACAGCGGTTGTTATTGCCACGTAAGCGTAAACTTTTACGGCTTCAAAATGAAAGGCAACAAGGGTATTGCAGTTGGCCTTAACGGGTTGATGAAATTCTCGGACGGCGAAGCACTTGCAGGGCGTGGGAACGTTGTTGCGGACTTTGACGGTTATGAAGCTAATACCGACGAAGACCAGGACTTTTAATTTATTCTTACCTTTCATACATATAAGGCTACGGTATTGCGCCGTGGCCTTTTTTAAACCTTTTATTTTGCCAAAAATACTATTCTATGACGTGGAAACCACGGGCGTAAAGCACTACAAACACGGCATTCACCAAATATCTGGCTGCATTGATATTGACGGCGTTGTAAAGGAAAAATTCAACTACTTTGTACGCCCGCACCCAAAGGCTTTGATTGACCCGGAGGCCTTGGCAATTGGCGGGGTAACCGAAGCACAGGTAATGACCTACCCAACAATGGACACCGTGTATTTTCTTATAATTACCATGCTTTCCAAATACGTCAACAAGTACGATAAAAAGGACAAAATGTTCACTTGCGGCTATAATAACGCGGGCTTTGATGACATGTTCCTGCGCGCGTTTTTCAAGCAAAACGGTGACGAGTATTTCGGTTCGTGGTTTTGGGCGGACGTACTGGATTGCCGCGTGTTGGCAGCTAAGTATTTAATGAAGCTCCGGCACAAGATGGACAATTTTAAGCTGTCCACCGTTTGCAAATACGTAGGCATACCGGTAGACGAAAGTAAACTGCACGATGCGGACTATGATATTTTCTTAACACGCGAGTTATATTATGCGCTTGAAATGTAAAAAATTATGCACTATTACTTACACGTTTTGAAAAATGGAAACGATAAAACACTGGTACGTTTTTCTTTAAACGCAAATTCTGTATTTACCGGTGAATCTCCTATTGTTAGGTTTAAAATATGGCATAAATCAGCACCGTATTTATTAAGTATGCGTGATGAAATGATGTTAGAAAAACTAATGCAAAAAGCCTACAACTAATGCAAACACTCAGCATAGACATTGAAACCTTCAGCACGTACGACCTTAAAAAGACAGGCGTGCATAAATACGTTGAATGCCCACAATTTACCATTTTAATGTTGTCCTACGCTATCGACGACGGTGATGTAATCACTTTGGATTTTGAACAAAGTTCAAAAGACTTAATGGAATGGGATTTAGATAAAAACCATTTATTGCCTTCAGAAGTTTTAGACGCTTTATTTGACCCCAACGTATTAAAAACCGCTTACAACGCACCGTTTGAACGCACCTGTATGGCGGCTTTCTTTGGCGAGCCAATGCCGGCCGAACAATGGGAGTGCACACAGGTAAAAGCTGCCATGGTAGGGTTGCCCATGGGGTTGGACAACGTGGCAAAGGCAATGCGCCTGCCCGTTGAGAAAGATGCCGAGGGCAAAGCATTGATTAAGTTCTTTTCCACGCCTTGCAAGCCCACAAAAGTAAACGGTATGCGCACCCGCAACCTGCCGCACCACGACCCGGTGAAGTGGCAAAAATACCTGGACTACAATAAGCAGGACGTTGTTGTTGAAACAACCATCCGCAAGCGGCTGGCTTTTTTCACCATGCCCGAAGAAGAAAAAAGGTTGTGGGTATTAGACCAGAAAATTAACGATTTGGGCGTTTTGATTGATGAAAAGCTGGTAAGAAACTGCATAAAAATAAACGAAGAAAACAAAGAAGTACTGCTGGCAGAAGCTTTAAGCCTAACCAATCTTGACAACCCAAACAGTGCAAAGCAACTACAAAAATGGTTGTCTACTGAAATGGGCGAAGAAGTCAAGACCTTAAAGAAAACAGACCTGCCCGGATTGATTGCAAAGTCTGACGACAAAATTGTAAAACGGGTTATTGAGATAAGGCAGGAACTTTCCAAAACGTCGATCACAAAGTATGTTAAAATGTTGGACATGCTTTGCGCCGATGGGCGCGTAAAAGGGTTGGTGCAGTGTTATGGTGCCGGACGTACGGGCAGGTTCGCCGGCAGGGGCATACAGATCCAAAACTTTAAGAAGAACAGTCTAAAGGACATTGACCTTGCCCGGTCGATGGCAAAGGACGGCAACGCCGAACTTATCCGTTGGGCATTTGGCAGTGTGTCCGAAATACTTTCGCAACTCCTGCGCACGGCACTTGTTGCACCCAAAGGCAGTACGCTGGTGCCCGCCGATTTCAGCGCCATTGAAGCCCGTGTAATCGCCTGGCTTGCCGGTGAGGGCTGGCGTATAAAAGTATTCAACACCCACGGTAAGATATACGAGGCTTCAGCTTCGCAAATGTTCAAGGTGCCAGTAGAAAATATAGTTAAGGGAAACCCGGCATATGCTTTAAGGGCAAAAGGTAAAGTAGCTGAATTGGCATGTATAGCAAAAGGGCAGTTAGTTTTAACAGATTCAGGACTTGTCCCAATAGAAAAAATAAGTATTTTAAATAAAGTTTGGGACGGTTTGAATTTCGTAACTCATGAAGGGCTTATCTTTAAGGGCTACAAAAAGACATTAAGATATGACGGACTTACAGCAACATTCGACCACCTCGTTTTTATTGAAGGGCAACAGGAGCCGGTTACCTTCGGACACGCCGCCGCCACATGTTCACGCCTGCAACGCACCGGGGATGGTGGGGAAAATATACGGATCAGTAAAAATAATAGCACCGGAAAAGTATTATTTAAAGAACTGGACAAGCCCACGGGTATTGACGGAATGCACGGGCTGCAAAGCAAGGCAATGGACATTTTACCATGCACTTACCCAGAACAAAACAAAAGGTTGTCAAACCTGCAACCAACCACGTCAGATACCCAAATGGCTGGACAGGCGTTTAACAGCGGCAAAACAACGTTGTCAAAACCCAAAAGACAAAGGCTACCACAACTATGGGGGCAGGGGCATAAAGTTCAATTTCAACAGTGTGTTGGAAGCAGGGCTGTATATGCTCGAAAAGTTTGGTATACCGGACAGAAAATTAGAAGTGGACAGGATAGACAACAACGGAAATTACGAAGTTGGCAACCTTCATTTTACTACAAGGCCTCTGAACCAATCCAACCGAAGGTTGACCGTTTTAAAGGAATGGGTGCCGGAAGACTGGCCATACGCCCGGACAGTTGTAACCCGTATGCTTTCAGCGGGGTTGACCAGGGACCAAATTTTAGAAAATGCAAAAACAGCGGTTACATTAAAAAGAAAGAACTGGCGCAAGATAGCGGTACGGTTGCAGTCTTTGACATTTTAAACGCCGGTCCTAACCACCGTTTTACTATATCAAATGTTTTAGTCCATAATTGCGGTTACCAGGGCGGCCCAAATGCTTTGATTAAAATGGGCGCTTTAGAAATGGGCTTGAAAGAAAAAGAACTTCCCGCAATTATAAAGATGTGGCGCAACGCGAACCCTGCAATTGTCCAACTTTGGCAGACCGTTAACGATGCTGCCCTACGTGCAGTAAAGACGGGCGAAGTGGTGGCAATCAAAAAACTGTTGTTCTTTGTAAGGAAAAACGTACTGTGGATCAAATTACCTTCGGGAAGGTCACTTGCCTACCTTCGACCGTTGATCCAAGAGGGCAAATTTGGCGAAATAGTTACCTATGAAGGGATGAACCAAACAACCCGCAAATGGGAAAGACAGGAAACCTACGGCGGCAAGCTCGTCGAAAACATCGTGCAGGCGATTGCGCGCGACTGCCTTACTTTTAAAATGCTGCAGTTGGACGACGCGGGTTTCAAAATAGTGATGCACATACATGATGAAATAGTCCCCGAAGTGCCACTGGACGAAGCGGACACCGACATTGTAAACGACATAATGGGCGAACCTATTCCTTGGTGCCTGGGATTGCCTTTGAAAGCAGAAAGTTACACAACCACATTTTACAAGAAAGATGATTAACCAAATATTGCACGGCGATTGCCTGGAACTGATGAAAGACATACCGGACGGAAGTATTGATATGGTACTTTGTGATTTGCCCTATGGGACTACGGCCTGCGCATGGGACGTATTAATCCCGTTCGATTTATTGTGGCAAGCGTATTACCGGGTATTAAGGCCAAACGGTTTTATTGTTTTAACAGGGTCCCAACCTTTTACCACTTCTATGATTGCCTCCAATTTTGAAAACTTTTCGCATCAATGGATTTGGGAAAAGGCACAAGGGGTTACCCCGCTACTGGCTAAAATGATGCCAATGAAAAACTTCGAGGACGTGCTTGTATTTACAAACCCGTATACGCATGATCTTGATTTTAAACACCCACAACGTTTTTATTTTGAGCAAGTTTTTAAATTTATTGGTAGAACTAAAAGGGAAATTATAAGTACTATTGGTCAGCGTGCCGATCATTGTTTTAGGTTTAACAGTACGCAATACGCATTGTGCACGCAAGAAACTTATATAGATTTAATAAAAAATTATAGGATAGATGAAATGGAAGGTTTTACATCTTTTGAAATTTTACAGCAGCAAGACGAAGTGTTCAATACCAGATACCCCCGCGTGTACAACCCACAAATGGTGAAAGGTAAGCCTAGTAAACATAAAGCAAAATATATTGAACACCTTAATTTTACATTTGCAGCAAACGAAAACACTACTGGTTTACGGTACCCGACTTCTATTTTACGCTTTAACCGAGATGCATCTACCTTCCATCCTACTCAGAAACCCGTTGCTTTATTTGAATACCTATTAAAAACATACACAAATGAAGGCATGACTGTTTTAGACAATTGCTGCGGCTCCGGAACGACCGCCGAAGCGGCGATATTGACCGGGCGCAATTTTATTTGCATGGAAAAAGAGTTAAAATATGTGGAAATTTCCCGGCAACGGGTAGAAAACTTAAAATGGATAACAGGATAAACCGGCAATTGCCGGTTTTGTTTTATACCAAATATTTTACACATTTATTTGGAAGCTATCTTTTAAAAATATACTTTTGTGGGACAAAATTAAAGAATGCATTTTGAAAACGTGGTATCTTGCTTCGATGGTATGTCGTGCGGCCAACTGGCGCTTTTAAAAGCCGGGCACACTTACACCAATTATTACGCTATTGAGATTGACAGGTACGCCATGCGCGTTTCAAAAGCAAATTTCCCAAACACTATTTACGAAGGCAGTATCTTAGGTGTTGACGGCTTTTTCCCCAAAGTAGACTTATTCATCGGCGGTAGCCCTTGCCAGGGTTTTAGCTTTGCGGGCAAGCAATTGAACTTTGAAGACCCACGCAGCGCCTTGTTTTTCGAGTTTGTCCGCCTTAAAGATTTGTTAAAGCCAACTTGGTTTTTATTGGAAAACGTGCGCATGAAAAAGGAAAGCAAAAAAGTAATCACTTCGTACATGGGCGTTGACCCAATTCTTATAAACTCCGCTTTGGTATGCGCCCAAAACAGGCGCAGGTTATACTGGACAAACATACCGGGCGTTGAGCAACCAAAAGACCGTGGCATATTTCTTAAAGATATTCTACAAAGTGAAGTTGATGAAAAGTATTACATAAACAACAAACCAAGTTTTAAGGGCATGGGCGGCCTTACCGAAAGTATATGTGTCGCCAGCCGTGGCAGGAACCCGGAAAATACCAGCGACCGGACACCGGGCGCACCGACAGAACAGCGTTTGGAGCCAAATTTACAGGGCAAGACCAATTGCCTTACCAGTGTCGCCAAAGATAATTTAGTATTGCAGATAAACCCTTCAAAAGAAAGCGGCGGTACCCAGCCTTACCAGCAAAACCGTGTGTACGATGTGGAAGGCATAAGTTGGGCAATGGCTGGCAGGTGGACACCATTGCCCATATTTTCAGTTTCCTGGATTGGGTTTAAATTTTACACACAAAAATTAAGAGATATGCGGGTAATGGACCTACGGGCCTTTAAGGCTAAAAATTATGTCGTCGGTATTGCTTCCTGTAAAAAGGGTTGGTTATTTGTATTGCCCTCTAAAACACACAGTATCGCAAATATTTTTAAACATTTGCAATCAGTAGCGCCCTTCGGCGCAAGTGCCGAGGTTCTTAAGAAATACCCGGACCTTTTAGAAGATTGGGCGGCGCTCCAGCTATTTGTCCGCGCACTTGATTGCCGTGGTAAAACCATTTTCCCAAAGCATAGTAAAGGGGAAACCAAACCTTATTTAAAATTCAGTATTTATACACAAAAGCAGATACGCGACACTATACTGAAATCCGTACAAGACCAATACGGGTATTCGGACGAAGCGGGTTTGTTGAATGCTTTTAATGAAGTAAAACATGTTAAAAAAGCACGTTTCTTTTGGGACGACTTTGAAGAAGGGGTTTTTATTTGTGCGTTTACAGGCGGGACTTACCGCATAGATACCAATCAAAAATTTACGCCTTTCTTTATCGCTGAATTGAGAAAATTTATAAATATTTAAGCTTACCAATCACTTATTTTCAGGTGTATAACGTTTTGTTATACCATTTTTAAACTGTTTATATGGAACTGAACTTTGACGGGCAAATTGACATTGCCAAGGGCGTAAGCCGCCACAACGATGGTAAGAAATGGAAGAACGTAAACGTTGCCTGGTCCTCGATCGTTCAAAAGCTATCGGTAACGCACCGGACGGCCGAAACCGTGAAGGAATATGCCACAGCGAAGAAAGACCGGCAGGACGCAATAAAGGACGTTGGCGGCTTCGTGGGCGGGTACTTAATGAACGGTAGCCGCAGCAAAACCACCGTGGCGCACCGCCAGCTTGTTTGCCTCGACCTGGACTTTTGCAATTACGGGTTTTGGGACGATTTCACCATGGCGTACGACTGTGGCGCCGTGCTGTACAGTACCCACAAACACACGCCCGACAACCCACGTTACCGGCTTATAATCCCACTTGACCGAGAAGTACCACCGGACGAATACGAGGCCATTGGCAGGCGTATCGCTGGTTTCTTGAATATTGAACTGTTTGACCCCACTACGTTCCAGCCTTCGCGGCTAATGTACTGGCCCAGTACGTCAAAAGACGGCGAATACGTATTCAAAGTACAGGATGGTAACTGGCTAAACGCGGACAGCGTACTTGCGGGCTACCGCGACTGGACGGACACGGGCGCATGGCCGCGCAGCATACGCGACAATGAAAGTATTTTACGGGGTATCAAGAAGCAGGGCGACCCGTTGGAAAAGACCGGCATTGTCGGTGCTTTCTGCCGTACCTTTTCAATTGAAGAAGCAATCGCGAAGTTTATGCCCGAAACATACGTTCCCTGCGATATGGAAGGGCGGTTCTCTTACACGGGCGGCAGTACTTCGGGCGGTTTAGTAGTGTACGAAGACAAATACGCCTACAGCCACCACGCGACCGATCCCGCGGGCGGCAAGCTGTCCAATGCCTTTGACCTAGTACGCCTGCACAAGTTTGGGCTGAAGGACGAGGACAGCAAAGAAAATACGCCCGCGAACAAATTGCCTTCTTTCCTTGCCATGGTAGAATTTGCCCGTACCGTGCCCGAGGTAAAAAGGCTGAACGCACGGGAAAAACTGGAAAGCGTGGCAGGTGACTTCGAGGGCATGGAAGCAAGCGGAAACGGTGAACAATTGGAAGCAAACACCGACTGGATGGAAACCATGGAGGCCAACGACAAACTGGATTTCGTCAGTAGCCGTGCCAATTTCCAAACCATCTTGTTGAACGACCCGAACCTAAAGGGGAAGTTTGCGTTTGACGAGTTCAGTTACCGCAAAATAGTTATTGGGGACCTGCCTTGGCGCAAGGTTACCAGGAAAACAAACTGGCTGACCGACGAGGACGAATGCGAACTGCGCATATACCTGTCCAAACCACCGTACAGCCTTTCGCACAATGGTAATTTAAAGGACGTGTTCGACGCTGAAATCGTTAAAAATACAGTCCACCCCGTAAAAAAATACCTGGAAGCACATTTATGGGACGGCGTGGAACGCATGGAAACCCTGTTTATTGATTACCAGGGCGCGGAAGATAGTTTGTACACCCGGCAGGTAAGCCGGAAGATGCTGATTGCCGCCGTGGCAAGACTGTACGAGCCCGGTATCAAGTTCGAATATATATTTACCTTAACGGGCGACGAAGGGCGGCAAAAATCGACTATTTTCCGCAAGTTGGGCGGTGAATGGTTCAGCGACAGTTTTAGCTTTAAATTATTGGACAAGGGCAACGCCGCGGCCGAACAGTTGCAAGGGTACTGGATAGTGGAAATTGCGGAGCTCAGCGGTATGCGCAACGCTGAAATTGAGGCCATCAAACATTTTGTTGCCAAAGAATTTGATATTTTCCGTCCCGCATACGGGGAAAACACCGCTAAATTTTACCGCCAAAGCGTTTTCGCCGGCACAACAAATACTTTTGGGTTCCTTCGTGGTGACGGGGGCAACCGCCGTTTTTGGCCGGTAACCATAGATGTGCAAAAACCAACGAAAATACCGTCCGTCCACCTTAACGAACATGAGGTCGCACAGATATGGGCGGAAGCGTTGGAAGCTTACCAGAAAGGGGAAAAACTATACCTGGACGAAGCCGTGGAACATATCGCGCGCGCAAAGCAAAAAGAACACTCCGAACAAGACGACAGGGGCGAACTTATTAGAAAGTATTTAGATATGCTTTTACCCGAAAATTGGGAAGAAATGGGCACGTACCAACGCATAAATTATATTAACGGGGATGACGAAGTAAGGGCAGAGGGCGTTAAAAAAAGGCACAAGGTATGTGCTGCGGAAATATGGGCGGAACTGTTCCGCGGGCAGGTAAAAGACATGAACACGGTGAACACAAAACCGATACACACTATACTAAAAAAGCTGGACGGCTGGAAGCCTGCCAACGGCCTGCATTTCGGTATTTATGGCAAATCGCGGGGGTACGTGCGGGACAAAAACGAAGTGGACGAATTAATCGAAAATTGCTTCGGTTAAATTGATTTTTACTAATTAGATTTTTTAATAATCTATCAGTAAAATTCACCGTTACCATTACTGTTACCACTAAATTTTGCGATAAACCATTGATTTTAATATAATTATACTAGTATAGTAACAGTGGTAACAGTGGTAACAGTAGTTAGAGAGATATAAGGAAATAGGGTAATTAGGCAGATTAGGGGATACATATATAAATAAAATATTACTTATTTTGCCTAACTGCCTAAATGTATGCCCTTATAGGAAATCACTGTTACCACTGTTACACTGTTACCACGGCAAAAATCAAAAACTTAAAATAATGGGCGAAAAAACGTTTGAAAAGCGGCTGCGGGACGAGGTTAAAAAGATGGGCGGGCTGGCATTAAAAATATATAGTTTGTCCTTTTCCGGCTTGCCGGACAGGCTTATTTTACATGATGGCCGGGCGGTGTTCTGCGAGTTGAAAAGCGAAGGCGAAAAGCCCCGGAAAAGACAAGAAATTGTCCACAAAATATTGTTATCTTTGGGCTTCAAAGTATGGGTAGTGGACAGTAACGAAACATTAGAAAAACTTTTAACTTATTTAAGATGGTCGTAAGAAAAAGATCGGACATGTGGCACTACCAAAATACGGGCGTGGAACATATCTTGAACAACCCCGGTTGTGCCCTTTTTATGGACATGGGGCTGGGCAAAACAGTAACCACTTTAACGGCTATTGATTGGCTGATAAACGTGGACATGGAAATAAGCAAAGTACTTGTAATTGCGCCCATACGTGTGGCAGAAGATACCTGGCCCAACGAGATAAAAGAATGGGAGCATTTGAAGCATTTGCGCATGTCCGTTGCGGTAGGTACGCAAAAGCAGCGTTTGGCGGCCTTAAGGGCACCAGCGGACATTTATGTTATCAACCGGGAAAACGTGCCTTGGCTGACCGCGCATTACGGCATTGCCTTTCCCTTTGACATGGTAGTGATCGACGAGCTTAGTAGTTTTAAGTCACCATCAAGCGTAAGGTTTAAAGAACTGAAGGTCGTAAGGCCAAAAGTACGCAGGGTAGTAGGGCTTACCGGCACGCCTATGCCAAACGGGTTACCAGACCTTTGGAGCCAGTTATTTTTGATCGACCGGGGCGAACGGTTGGGCAAGACGGTAACTGCTTACCGTGAGGCTTATTTGGTACCGAACAAACGCAATAATGCGCAGGTGTTTTCCTACAAAGTGGCGAACGAAGAAGCGGAACAAGAAATATATGATAAAATTTCGGATATTTGTTTAAGCATGAAGAAAGAAGACTACCTGGAACTGCCGCCACGGTTGGACGTTACGACGATGGTTACTTTGTCGGAAGACAACATGAAACGGTACTTTGAATTTGAAAAGGACCAGGTACTTGAAATGTACGGCAGCGGACAGGAAATAACAGCGGTAAACGCTGCCAGCCTGGTGGGCAAACTGTTGCAATACGCCAATGGCGCGATATACGACGAAACAGGTGCCTGGCATACGGTGCACAACGACAAACTGGACGCACTGGAAGATTTGATCGAGGCGGCGAATGGTAAACCGGTGTTGGTGTTCTACCAGTTTAAGCACGATTGGGCGCGGATAGAAGAAAGGTTCAAAAAACTGAAGCCTATTAAATTGAAGGACAAAGAAGATATTAAAAACTGGAATTTGGGCAAAATACCAATGTTGTGCGCGCACCCGGCAAGTGCGGGGCACGGGTTGAACCTACAGCACGGCAGCAACCTGGTTGCATGGTTTAGTTGCCCGCATTCTTTGGAACTTTACCAACAAGGGTGCACAAGGGTTGACAGGCAGGGGCAGAAAGAAAGCGTAGTGAACACCCGCATCGTTGCCCGTGGTACATGGGACGAAAAGGTTTTGGAAAACCTTAGCATGAAAGGCGACAGGCAGGACAGGTTGTTGGTTGCAACTAAAGCATTAATCAGTAAATACTTGACGGCATGAGCAAGGATAAGCCGGAAACGTTTAGCGGAATGAATGGGCAGCAATTTGCAGATATCGTAATTGAAAGTTTGTATAAAAGATTTTGCAGGGAAACTAAAAGAAGCGGCGGTATTTTGGTTGGGGCTTCTATCAAAGAATGGCATTTATATCTAGGCAAACAGTTGGCGGTACATAGGAACTACGCTGAATGGGAAGACATTTTTAAAGAAATAGGTTAAAAACTTTTTTAACATGTTAAACGAAAGACAAAAACTTTTTTGCAAAGAATACGTGAAAGACCGCAACGGAACGCAAGCGGCAATCCGTGCGGGTTATTCAGAACATACGGCAAACGAGCAAGCTTCTCAACTATTAGCGAAGCTTAGCATACGCGAAGAAATAAAAAAAAGAAGCGAAAAAAAGATAAAAACAGACGAAGAAATACGGCAAAAAGCCATAAAAGAACTTTACAGGCTGGCTTTTCACGATATTACTGACATTGTGACAATAGAAACCGAAGAAATCGAAATACCCGCAGATATTAACGAAGACGAAGACGAAGACTTCGACCCGGATTTTGACGACCCCAAAGGTGTCAAGATGAAAAGCCAGCGGGTAAAAGTGAAAGACACCGCCGATATACGGCCAAAGGCATTAGCTGCTATCGCCGGCATTAAACAAGGAAAATACGGCATTGAGGTTAAAATGTCCGACAGGACAAAAGCTTTGGAACTTATCCTGAAAGCTACAGGCGGTTTTGAAGAACACAACAAACAAAAACAACCGGTGGTAAACGTCGGGTATAAAAAACGGGACTAATTGAACAAACCAGACGAAATATATTACGAATACGACCCGTACCTGTTTAATCCGTTGTTTTGGATTTTACGGTGGGCGCTGAAGCAGGACAAAATCCGCTATATCTTCGTGAACGGTGGTTCATCCGCGGGCAAAACGTTTAGCATTGTCCAACTGCTTAGCCGCATGGCTTTTGAAGAAAAAGCGTCCACCATGGTACTGCGCAAATTCTCGGTAGACATTGACGACAGTGTGTACGCTGATTTTAAAACGGTGGGCGACAACCTGGAAATGGACGAATACCAAAAGCGGATTAAACACCTTATCAAATTCAATAACGATGCCCTTATCCGCTTCCGGGGGCTTGATGAGAGCGAAAAATTAAAGGGGCTTACCGGTTTCCGGTTCTTGTATTTCAATGAATTTTCTTTGTTTGACCATGCAGATTTTAAGCAGGCACGTAAAAGGTTGCGGGCAATGCCTGGTCAAAAGATAATTGCCGATTGGAACCCCATTATGTCAACGCATTGGATAAAGACCGAGATACTGGATTTGGAAGAAAAAGAAGGTACCGGCTTTACTACATTGGACCTTAGCCGCGAAGACCTGGACGCGCCCACAAAGTATTGCAAACTTGACCCTACATCGTTTGTTAAGATCAATGCAAAGGGAAACCTTTTGTATATTAAAACCACGTACCTGGACAACTACCACGTTGTTGGGCACCCTTCCGGCCTGCCTGACGTTGGCTTCCGCGATCAACACGTACTGGACGACTTCGAGCATGACAGGGTGCACAATGAAAACGATTACCGGGTGTATGCCCTTGGCGAATGGGGGCTGCGCAAAACGGGCGGCGAGTTCCTAAAGAACTTCGATGAAACCAAACACGTACGGAAATTACCGGCGTACAAAGATGGTGCAATACACATTACTACGGACGTTAACTGGCAGCCGTATATTACCATTGCTGGCTGGCAGATAGACATACCAAACAAAGTGCTGAGGCAAATATTTGAACTGCCCTGCAAGTCCCCAAATAATACGGCCTTACGGTCCGCAAAGGCATTAAGTTTTTATTTGTTGCGGATTGGGTACGAAGGCCGGATAAACTTGTATGGTGACCCCGCCGGCAACGCCCATAACGCCAACGATGACGAGGGACGGAGTTTTTACGATAAGTTTATCGCCGTGCTGAAAGGCGAGGACTGGCAGGTAGTGGACAAAATAAAACGTGCGCACCCTTCTGTAAAGGACAGCGGCGAGTTTGTCAACGAGATATTGGCCGGCAACATTGACGGTTGGACAATTGAGATAAACGAAAGTTGCCGCACCAGCATTGACGATTACAGCATTACCAAAGAGGACATGAACGGCGGTATCGATAAAAAGAAATTTGTTGATAAGGTAATGGGCATTTCTTACGAGCTTAACGGTCACTATACGGATTCTTTGCGGTATTTATTGACCACCGTTTTAGAACGCGAATTTATTATTTACAGGCAAAGGCGGCACCGCCGTTCCCGATCGGTGGCAATCAGCGGAAGCAAAGAAAGTTTGGTACGGTATGAAAAATAGTTCGTAGTTTTGTGGGACAAAATTAAAGATATGGAAATTAATAATGAGAGCAAAGCTAATTTTTTAAGTCAATACGTAGGCTATGAAGGGCAATACGGGAATACCGTTTGCATACTAACTTACGCCTTCAGCAGCGAAACAGAAATATCAATATTGATAGCAAGCCATATTCCCGCGTTTTATATGATACTTAAACCCCTATCCTCAATAAGCGATGAAGATGCGTTGGGAGTGGCTAGTATCTTTTTATCAAAATCGGTAACAAAAAAAGACAGGATATTTTACGGAAAATCATTTATTAAAAGTTATGCTGATAAAGGTGTTCAAATGTGTTTTCATAATATCCATGAAACCATAACAGCAGCCGATTACCTACGCTCACGTGGCTATGCCCTACCATGGAACGGCATTACAATAGAACAACAAATAGCAGCCGGATGGGTGCGCCTTGTAAACCAATAAAATAAAAACGAACCGCCAACAAACGTCCAACTATTCGACATATTTATAAATCAAAAATAAGCCCTTTTTGGGGCTTTTGTTTTTAATGTATATTTTTGAAATATAATAAGCCACATGCAACTATCTACAAGCGACGTTAAAACCATTTTACAGACCAACCCGCAAAAGAAACTGGTTGAATACGGGCAGAAGAAAAATAAGGAATTGCGCCTGCACATGTACGGTGACAACCTGGAAACCACTTTGACCAAAATAAAGAGTTTTGAAAATGATTTATTGATCGAAGTGCGCAGGAAATACGCCAAAAGCAACCGGGACCTAATGGAAAGGCTGGCACGGCCGATTGATAAAGTATTCAGCGCCCGTGGTGGTTCGGTGTACTATAACATGTCGGAAGCCCTGGACAAAAAAGCCTCGGCAGCGGCAGCCAATGTACGCGACGGTTATTCTATAAAAACATGGATTGAAACCTACTGGAAACAGCACTGGTTAGACGATCCGTGCGGCATGATGTTTCTTGAAGTTGATGCAAAGGGCAGGGTGTACCCCACCTATAAATCAATATCAACAGTATTCGATTACTTGCCAAAAGGCGCTGAGCTTGACTATATTGTTTTTGAACTTAGCAGCAACGACAAGAAAGCAGCGGGCATTGATACCGACCGTAAGGTTTACCGCGTTATTGACGACCTTCTTGATACTTACTACGAACTGAAAGGGACGGATGTAAGCGAAATAAAATCGGAAAGATTCACAAACTTCTTTGGCAAAGTACCTGCTTTGCTGAACAGCGATTTCGTGGACCCTACATGTGAGGGGAGTGTGAACAGTTTGTTTGCCAGCGTCATCAAACTTGCTGACGATTTTCTATTGACGGGCAGTGTGCGCAACTTGTCTAAAGTCCGTCACGGTTTCCCTAAATATTGGGAATATGGCGACGCTTGTAAAGAATGTGAAGGCACAGGATATAAAGGGGCAAAAGATTGCGAGGCTTGTAGCAGCACGGGCAGAAGCGCAATGATACATGCCGGCGATTTGAAAATACTGGAAACACCGGGCAGCAAAAACGATGTGGTTATCGCCCCCAACGTTGCGGGCTTTATTGCCTTTCCTAAAGATTATTTTGAAATATCTTCTACGGAACTTCAGCAACTTGAAAACTTAATGACTTTTACTATTTGGGGCAAAGGGTCGGAAATCAAAACTACTGGCCCCACTGGTACGCCCGAAACAAACGTTCAAACCGCAACACAAGCGGTTATTGAGATAAAGCCGGAAGAAGCCAGGCTGATGCCTATATCCAAATCAGCGGAAAAGCGGCATAAATTTTTTGTGGACAACCAGGTAAAAGTCCAGTTGCTGCAGTCCAACTATGCCGGGGCTTCGGTCAATTACGGCAGGCGTTACATGTTGGAAAATGCAGACACCATTTGGAAGAAATACAGTGATGCAAGGGCAGCGGGCAGCGCTATAAACCTACTGGACGAACTATTGATCGAGTACTACGATGTTAAATATAGCGGTGACGACGTAGGGCTGCAAATCGCCATTAAGGCAATGCGGGTAGAACCTTTCGTCCACTTTAAAGTAATTGAAATACAGGCGTTGGGCGCAACTGCCGAAGACTACGCTGCAAAGCTTTATTTCGGGGAATGGTACCAGACCGTTACCGATGCAACATTGTTGACCACGCCGCTTGAAGGGCTTAAAAAATTGCTATACGACTACGTTGCCGACAAGGCTAAGGCCATGCAAGCCGAAGCAGCTAAAAAAGAACAAAAAATAGTTGCATAATTATTTTGTTTGTTTGAAAATAAGTTTGTAGTTTTGTGGGACAAAATTAGCAAAGAAGGCAATAGGTGTTTCCTTACGGTAGGCCACCGTAAATTTTATAACCCTCGCCGAGTTCTGAGAACACTTAGCCATTTTGGATTGGTGCAGATAAGCAGAAAATAAAATAATGCAGGTTCGAATCCTGTCTTTGCTACAAATCAATATGCATAAGTTGATTTAAACTGAGGGTCAAACCTTGCTTGACAGCCCGGAAAGACGGGCAACGGAGAAACGACCTGTCCTAAAGCATTAAAGGACTTAATGATCGGTACAAGGATAAATAATTAAGCCATCGGGTTTGTTTTTCTATTTTACCGCCGCGCATTGTAACTGATGGGCGGCATTGTCGGTAAAGAAAGTATGCGGAACAAAATAACGACAGACTTTTACAGCGGTTATTTTTAGTAAACATACTATTTACGAAAGTAGCATAGTGGGAATGCACCGGCCGAAAAAGCCGAAGTGTTATTGGGCAAAACCAATAAATTTGAACACAGGTTCGATTCCTGTCTTTCGTACAAATGGCTTATATACCCACAAAAGGACACAGCCGCCCGGTCGTCGGCTAAACACAAAGTCCCGCCGCTCTTTATTTGAGCGGTTAAGTAACGGCCCAGCGTATGTAAAATGGTTTAACCGGTATAGGCTTAACGGCAAAGCCAGAAGGTTAACAGATTGTAAAAGGTTCGATTCTCTTGCAGCCTTGGCGGCTACAGTCTAAAGATCCGTGAAATATGATGGTTCGATTCCATTTACCGGTGCACGAACTATCTAATGATAAACCAAAACAAGGTGCAGGTGTGAGCATTAATTAAAAACACAGCAGTTGCTAACGTGTCTGCTTTTCATTTTGGTAGTTTTCGGCAAACTTTTAGTTACTTTACTTAAAATTTATTTAAAATGAATATTCAACGTAAAAAATCAGGTGCCATTAAATTAAAAAACTGGATTGCCGAAGGTAAAACTTTAGAAGAAGCAACACAGTTACTTCGCACGGATAATAAAGATTATCCTGAAGAAGAAGTGCAGGAAATAATCGGCTATTACCAGGACGAAACGGACTTCGGCGACGACGAAGACCTTGCAACTGGCAAAAATACCGAGTTGCCAACCGGTAGCGACAACGCCCCTACAGGCAGTGCGATCACAGGCGAAGACAAAGTAAGCGGGTATGACGCGGAAATGTCCGAAATTCTTAAAAGCGATGCAACCGAAGCGGACAAAATCCAAAAGTTGAAAGACCTAAGCGCTAAGTATGCAACCAAGACAGATGGTAAATACGAAGGTGCGGACGAAGGCGTTGTGAAGACAGAGCCGGGCAACCCAAACGCGCCGTTCACGCCGGCAATTGTACCGGTTGTTGCAAAACCAACGGTAATTGCCGAAGGTTACGAACGCTACAAAGAGGTGAAGTATGATTATACCGATCCCGCCAATCCGTCTGTTGCAAAAGTTTTGCGTGAAAACGTGAAGCTTCAGCAAGAAACAGTCGATACGTTGAACCGACAAACCAGCCAGATCAACCCAATTGGCTATGTAAAATATTAGTCCCGAAGATTAATAACAGCGGCCTCGCACTTTCACCGGTGCGGGGCTTTTTGGGCAATACAAACAATATGATAACAGGACAACAGGCGAAGGAAATCGCCACACTTTTAAAGATTGACCCCGCAACGTTCACAGCGGCATTGACATCGCCCGAAGAAGTGGCAATCGCCATTCCAACGGGGCTAACAGTAGCAACGCCCGAAGATATGGACCGCGTTAAAACGGAAGAATACACCAAGGGCAAAACTGCCGGCGTTGAAATGGCCGTAAAAGAAGCCAAGGACAAACACGGCCTGGACTTTAACGGCAAGACAATTGACGGGCTGGTTACGGCTATTAAGACCAAGACAGAAAAAGATTTGAAACTGGAACCAAACGCCCGTATTACGGAGTTGGAGAAAGACAAAACAACCCTCCAGACCAAAGTAACCGAACTGGAAGCGGCGGTAACTACAGAAGGATCAAAAGCAATCGAAGCAGCAAATGTATTGGGCCTGTACCGCGAACTTCCGTCGTTGGGAGAGAACGCACCGGACGTGTCCACCGTTATGGCTTTGATGAAATCGGAAGGCTACGAACTTGCGAAAGAAGGCGAGGCGCTGGTATTCAAGAAAGGCGGTGAAGTGGTGAAAGACAGCGTTGCAAAACCTATCGGCATTAAAGATGTTGTTACCAATTACGCCAAAGAAAAGAAGCTGATTGCAGAAGCACAGGCGCAACCAGGCGGCAGGGGCGGCAAGGACAGCTTGCCAGGCACTAAACCGACAAATTTAGCCGAAATGAAAGCAAAGTATGAAGGGCAGGGAAAGAGCATCCAAGGCGTTGAATTTATGGCAGAAGTATCACAAGCTGTAAAAGACAACCCGGATTTTTCAATGGATTAGAAAATAACATATATTGCCAAAAAGCTTACTTTAACCAGTAAGCTTTTTTTATGTAAAATATTTGGTACAATCAAAATTGTTTTGTAGTTTTGTGGGACAAAATTAAAATGTATGAAAGATTCATTCGCATTGGTGATTACCGTATTTATTTTCGGCTTTGTTTTCAGCTTTGTTTTCTACATAGCCCACCTGGTAATATCCGGATTGGCCGGGCTATTGGACAGCCACGATTTAAGGGTAATTCTACAAATTGTAATATGGGCGGTTATCGTGTGGCCGCTATTTTCTTTTGCAACCTGGTTAGGGGCTTTGGTTTATATTTTAGTAGAAAATTTATTTAAATAATCTGTCATGAAACAAGAAGATTTTAATAAAGTTTTTGTTTTGGCAAGAAGCGCCGTTGCCAGTAGCCCAACAGATAAAAACATATTGGATAGCCTTAACCAGTTAAAGAAAGTATGCAACGATAATCAGCTTTCGAGGCTAAAAACATTAATTACTGAAGTTCCGAAAAGGCGGAAAAGTCAAAAAATATCAACACGTACCATATTCCCTGAAACAGGCATTTGGAAACCAGCGTTACGTCATAACTATGTAGTAATCGCGGATAATTTGGAAGGCGAACAAATAAGGATTGCTACTTTTTACAACGATAAACTTACTTTGGCACAACAAAAAAAACACGCTGTTTTGGCTTCCGCCTCGGTGGATATGCTCTCGTGTTTGATAGCGGTGGAAAAAGGCATAACCTGCGGCAATCTGCTATATGGAACGGTACTGCATGAAAGTATTAAGAACGCAATCAATAAAGCAACTGGAAAATGAGCATAATAATAAAAACTTACCTGCAATGCGATAATTGCGGCAAGACAGTAGAAAGCCCGGTGCCAATAAATTCACGTGGTGAAAAATGGATGGTTTTGACCAGCATAAAATGGGTTATGCGGTTAAAGCAGGATTTATGCAACAATTGTTCTTTTACGTTTAAAAAAATATAACCATGTTAGAATTTAGGACAGACCATAATACAAACATTATTGCGTTGGATTTAGATAAAAATGCCGAAATAATGATTATCGTAAAAGTTAATAACTCGGTAGAATCTACAATGTTATTAGACGTAGAACAAGCCCGTATGCTAGCAGATTTCCTTAACGATCAAATACGCGATTATGAAGGATAAACTAAGTCCAGCACAACAAAAGGTTATCGATCTGTTAAAGAAAAACAAAGGGTCTTATTTACAGGAAAGACAATATTTTGACTTTCAAACAGTGAACACCATGGGCGAAAAATATCCTACTTTCTTTAAGCTTTCAACTTTGCATGCGCTTATAAAGAAAGGCATAATTATTGAATTTGAGCTCAAAAAATATAAACTTAAAAATTATGAATGCTAAATATGAAGTAGACACTATCGGTACGAACCTTGAAGTTACTACTTATTTCGAGAGTTTCAATATCGGCATATCTTCTAATGCTGATGAATCGCCAAGTCTAACGGTTATAAACTTAACGAAAGAAGAAGCTAAAAAATTAGCGTATTTTATTTTGTACCATTCAGAATAAAGTAGTAGTTTTGTCCTACAAATTAAAGATATGGTGCGGGTTTAAAAACTTGTAGCATTATGGGACAGAAAGTAGGCAGAAAATTAAAATACGGCGAAGAAACCACAACACTGAGGTTCAGGGTGCCAGGCAGTAAGAAACAAAAAATAATTGACCTCGTAAACAACCATTTGGGAAAATATGTTAAACAGGGACAGACAGGAACCACTGGAACCAAACATGCTACAGTGGAGGTTAACGGTGCGTGAATTGATAGCTAGAGATTTTATGGCGGCGATACTGCCCACCTTGTACGGTGCGCACCCTTCCATGGATTATACGCAAGCGGCTGACGATGCTATCAAAGCAGCGGATATTTTAATCGCTAAATTGAATGAATCATGAAAATATTAGCAGGGTTCATAGGGGTATTAATAATGTTTTTAGCAATGTGGGGCATTCTTAGTTTTATAACTTTAGAATTAAATTGTTTGCGATGGCATTGGTCTTTACGACTTGTTTTGCTATTGGCTCCTTTGTATTACAGCATTCTTAATGAAGCAAAACAGAAAAAGCAATGAAAAACTATAGAAAACCATTAGCACCAGATAAGTTCAAAGAACTACTGGCAGCAAGGCAATTGCACATAGAAAAAGTGCTGAAGGTTAAAGCTGTCGAGTATAGCCGCAACAACGATGCTTTGTTCAACTTCAACGAAGGCAGCAAAGACCTTAACCAATCGCGTGAAAGGTATTTGTTGAACCTGGCATGGAAACAAATTTGTTCGGTTAAAGACCTGGTGAACGATTTGGACAACGATAAGCTCGCGTGCGAAGCCATGGTAAAAGAAAAGTTCGGCGATGTAATCAATTACATGATTTTGATGGAATCCATGTTTTTGCAAAGGATTAAAGACGCTTTCTTTGAGGACTTCGATCAAGAACTCAATGCTGCTGAAAATAAAGTAATCACTTTGGAGGATGGCAAACAAGTAGTCCTTAAACCTGTCGGTAGTATGTTTACCGTTGCTGAAACTTCAAACCGATACGAAGCGGTCCCAATTGAAAGTTTAAAAGACCAACCGCATATTCCTTAATATTTTTGCTCGACGGATTCTTAGTACGTTTACGTTTAATACCGGGTTCATCGCCGGTATTTTTTTTGCCCTTTATTAAAATTTTATTTGCAATATCAAAATAAGCCTTATTTTTGGTTTAATTAAGCGGCTAAGGTACCAGTTCGCGGGTTATTGCTTACGGTGTGTAGGCACTATCTATTATCAATAAAACAATGGCTAATTTTAGCGCCAGTAACCTGGTTCAAGCGCAAACTATCCTAAACAAAAAGTTTGCTTCGCCCGAAATGCGCACCAAGCCTTCCCCGGCTTTGGACTTGCTTTTAAAAAACGGCTCAAACATAATTGCCAACATCGCCGACCTTCGCAAACGCGACGACAGGCCCGTAACGGCTTACATGATCGGCCGTAACAAACGTACACCGGGCACTGCGCGTGTGTACAACCACACCGGGCCAAGCGGCGACAGTGTTGCTGTACCGATCAACTTCTTTTCTGACACCGACAGCTTTTCAATCAGTTTGAAGCAATTGGACAACAATATTTTTGGTTTTAATGAAATGTTGGCCAACCAATTCCAACAAGCAATGTTGAACGTATTGGAAGGGTTGGAAACAGCGGCTATCGCTTACTTGTTGGCACAACGTACGCAGTACGCACCGCCAACTTTGTCCGGAGCAACTTTCAACGCAACTAACGACGTGTACGAAGTAGCATCAGGCAGTAAATCGGTGTTTTATCAAATCCTTTCTTCTATTGCCCGTCAAAACCGCTACCGCAGCCGTTTGGACGTTATCGCTTCCAGCCCTTTGGCAGTTCTTGCCGAATACTCAGAAGCGCAAGGCGCAGGAAACGCCAATAACCTTAATTTCCAGTTCCAGGGCAAAAACATCGCAGAAAGTATTGAGTTGAACGATTCAAACTACGCTAACGGTGTTGTGCTTGCTATGCCGGAAGGTACGGTCGGCGCAATGGACTGGATCCCTAAACAAAACCGTGAAGGCCGCGGCGATTACAACAGTACTCTTGGTGGTTACGGTTCAATGATGGACCCTTATGGCATGGGCTTAACCTTTGCCGTACACGGTTACGCAGAACGCGCGGACACTTCCGCACGTAATGGCGGTAGCCAACAGGACGACCTTATGCAGTTCGAGGTTTCTTTGGACATGAGCTTTAACAAAGCGCCATTAACAGGGTCAAACAGCGAAAGCACCATATTTGAAGTAGCACAAATCTAATGCTAACAAACGGCTTTGACATATCAACTGTTTTACCTTTATTAAGGGCGCGGGTAGGGTGGAAACAAACTACAGGCTACGAGCTTGCGCCCGAAACACAGGTGAGCAAATCCGGCAGGTTCTTTAACGATACGAGCTTCCACAGCATTGTATCGTTAAAGAACATTGACGAAACACGGGAAGATATAGACGAGCCGCCTGCAAATACCTTAGATGCCCATTTGACCGGCGTACAAGATGCCGCAATCCTTACTTTGTTGAACCAGGTGTTTAACCAGGACCAGTTAATCGAAACCGGCCTGTCATATTCACGTTGGCAGCAAGTGCGGGACAAATGGCCCAATACGGGCAAAGTGGCAGGCATGCGGATAAACCTCGCAAAAACCAAAACAGCGCTGCAAATAAACACGGTAACGCTGGCATTTGATGGTAACACGCCTTTCAACCTTTATTTGTTTGCGGACACTTCGGCAGAACCTATTTACACGATAGAAGTAACACCGGAAGCGAACAAACAGGTAATTGTCGAACTACCGGACTGGATTGTACGGTATGATGGGCAAACCAACAAAAGCAATTGGTTTTACCTGGTTTACTTCCAGGACGACCTTGGTGGCATGCAGGCATTACGGGCAAATACTTGCTGGCAGGAAACTTATACCTACAGCGTAAGCGGTGTTTTAATGGACGTTTTGCCGGACAATAACTTTGACAGGGTTACAACGCCTTTCACGTATGAAAATTACGGGCTATTACCGGACATAAGCGTATATGCGGATTATACCAACCTAATCAAAAACACCGCGCACCTGTTTGACGAAGCAATCGGCCTGCAAGTTGCAACAAACGTTATTGAGCAAATACAGTACGGCACACGTTCCAATTTAACGGAGCGTATAACGGAAGAAAAGCTTCGTGACGTTTACCGCGACGTGAACCTTGCCCGGACAACTGAAGAAGTACCATTCATGCCCGGATTAAAAGCCCGGTACAAACGCGAGTTGGAGAAGATCAACAAAAACCTTTTTCCGAAGGTTAAGTCCCGGATAATCAACCCATGTTAGTAGAAAGGCAGCAACTTGAAGGGATCGATAAATACATCGCCCGTCACCAGAAAACGTTGCATAAGAAATTATGCGCGGTTTGGGAAATTGACGAAGCAGACCCCAAAGGGTATTTATGTTTTCCTCGGTGTTACCGCAACCAAACCGACACGGGGTACATGCCCGAACTTTATCTAGGAAACAAAGAATACAAGGATAGCCTACTGGACGACAAAGTAAAAGTGTTGTCTTTTTATGGCATAGATGTACAAACGGTCATTGCGGAAACTGCAAAGACAACGGTACACCTTATATTCTTTGTGAACCTGGAAAAAATAAGGCCGGGCGATAGCCGCAACGATGCCGCCGTATGGCAGGACGTTTACAACGTTATTGAAAAAAGGTTTTATGGGTTTATCCCAAAACAGCAATTGACAGGGCTTGAAAATGTGCTGAAGGAATATAGCGCGGCACGGGTAAGCAAGGGGCTTAAGTTCCGCGACATGCACCCGTGGCACATGTTCCGCTTTGACTTTGATTTACTTTTCGATTATAATAAATGTGATTGTTAAAATTTTAAACTTACAAACATGCCACTATTAGAAGTATGTGCCGCAGAAAATACCCCAAAAAACACGGGCGTAGTATGCGAAGCCAGTATGCTGGCACCTGCAATGATAATTGCGGTAGATCCGTCTTTGACGTGGACAGCCGAAGACCTTGCAGATTTTTACGAGTACTGCATTACGCAGATACACGCCAAAAAAATGTTCCCGTTGATCGGTTCTATTAAAGGCCTTGCCGCCAGCGATGAAAACGATGTAACGCAAACGTTTGACAACGGTGCACAGGTATTTGTACGCTCAGGCGTTTATAACTGGCTTTTGTCAACCAACACGGGCGGTAATTGCCTGGCAGCGGCTTTGGCAAGCTTTAACGGCCGCAGGTTTTCATTTATCGAAATTGACATAGACGGCAAAGTTTGTTTCCGTGCAAACGCAGACGGTACTTTCTCCGGTTTAAGGCCGAACGAAATGTATTCGCCAAAACCAACAAAGGCAACTTTCACTACGGTAAACATGAATAATTTGTTCATTTCCGTAACACCGAAAGAATACATTGAAAACAGCAAAATCTTAAAACAAGATGGTGAAGACCTGACCGGGTTAAAAGGTTTGATCGACGCTGTTTTGATACAGGGCACGGTACCAAACACCCAAACTTCTATTGCGTTGGGCCTCGTTGCCGAGTGTTCTAAAAAAGATTTGATCGCCGGCAGGACTGGCCTTGGTGCAATTGCCAACTACATCATAAAGAAAGCGGACGGTACGACCGTAACGCCTACAGCCCCCGCAACGGTAGGGGTGAACATTGTGTTCACCATTCCTTCGCAAACGGCTGGCAGCGTTTTGACCGTGCAGGGCGTAAGCCCTTCGGCTTTACTTGCCAATAACGTTGAAGGCATAGAGATCGTAAACATTTTAAGTGTTACCATCCCGGAGTAACGCCGTCGTCTGGTAGCCCGACAGGCGTAGTTACGAGCGGCACAGGGTTCACCGTTACCAACCCTACAGAGTTGGTAGGTGGATAAAAAAAGTTCATTAAAAAGCTGCCCATATAAAACGTGGGCAGCTTTTTTATTTATAGGTTAACCAATTAAAGCAAGCAACAAATGAACATGAAAGTTATTTTAGAAGGAAACCCGCAGGACACGGATTTCAAAGGCGTTTTGAATGCAATAAGCAGTTACTTTAATGGCGGGGAGATAACAGCGCCACCAGGTAATATACTTGCGGTAGAAACAGGTTTTAAAGTCACAAACCCAACAACAAATTAACATGCCATCAATAGAAACAAGATTTTTAGAATACCAAATTGGGGTAGCGGGCGATTTCACAGGCGCTACAACGGTGCCATGTACGAACGACCAGGCAAACGACCCTGATTTTTTAACAAGTACTTTTCCAATGGGGCAGAGTGTTGCCGCCGGCGATTTCAGGATAAGGCAAAAAGCACATGATGGGCACCCTGCTAGTGAATGGGCGTATAATACTACTGCTTTTGATTTACCACCGGACAATTACGAAAATGGGTTTGAAACAGATGTATTAGGGGAGCTTCCCGAAGATTGGATAAATATTTCGCCTGCAGACTTCATCGTAACTAATAACAGCCCCGTTGTAGGTACAAAAAGTTTAGGTGAGAGCACTTCGTCTGACGGACACATTTGTCTTTATGCCGGAAAGGATATAGAAGACCAGCGTGTTACTATGAAAACCAAATTTAACAATGGTGCGCCGGGTGCCATGCCGTTGTTAAGGGATGATGGTACAGGGCAAAACCACTACCTGCTATTGGCGAATGGCACCTACCTCTCTATATACAAAAGGGAAAGCGGTAATTATGCCGCAATTAACGAAGCCCCGCACGATCTCAGTGATTTAGTTGGCAAGGTGGTTTGCTTTAAAATGGAAGCGGTAGGCAACACTATCAAGGTTAAATTTTGGAAAGATGAAGATACAGAGCCTACGGATTACATGGTACTAGCTACTGATGCCAGTTTTTCATCCGGTGTGCAAGGGATGCGCTTATCTAATCAAACAGGCTCACCGGTTCAGATGAATGGCGATGAATTTAAAGTTGAAAATTTAAGTGTTGCTGGTATTCCTGAATTGTTAGTTAACGATTCCAAACTTTATACTTCGCCTGCTAACTGGCGTTTTTCAGGTACTGATTATATAGAAGCAAATTCAGGCGCGTATGTTAAATGTAAGTTTACAGGGACTTCAATAACAGTCAATTTAGACCCTTCGCAATACGCAAGTGCGGCATCTAACCAAACGCCTATATTGCTTTTCATTATTGACGGCGTAAGGACTTCTATAACGCTCGCCAACAACCAAACAACCGCTACTGTTAGTGGGCTATCCAATACGGTACATAATGTAAAAATTATCCTAAATGCGCTTTATGTTTTTGGCGATAGTTGGAATGCAAATGCAATTAGAATAACAAAAATTACAGCCAATGTTGGTGCAAGCTTTCAAGCACCTACTGTATTTGCTAAAAAAGCAATTGTAGATGGTGATTCAATATCATTGGCCCAACAGGCACTATCGCCAGGCGGAACGGCTACTGCGACAGGCTCGACAATAGATTCCTATGCGATGGTGTTAGCTGATGAAATCGAAGCCGAAATAGGTATCATAGCATACGGCGGATTAGGATGGGAATCTACAAGCGCAGGCGGGGTGCCTAGGTTTGACCAAAGTTGGGACAAATATAAAAATGGGGTTAGCCGATTGGTATCAAGCAAATTCTCCCCTATACCAGATGTTGTTTTTTGTAATCATGGAACAAACGGCGCTGTTGCTGCGATAACAGTGCAAAACTGGTTAGCGGCAGTACGCGGCACATTAAACACCACAACCCAAATTAATATAGTGTTGCCGTTTTATGCGAACCGCACAAATGTAAATGCCAATATTACGCAAGGTGTAAATGATTACATAACTGCTTCGGGGGACTCGCACGTATTTATTTACGATTTAGGTACAACGGGTGAAAACATTGTAATAAATAATTCATTCGATGCAGTCCATCCAAAAGTAGCGGGGCACCTGCAATTAGGGCAATTGTTAGCAACACAATATTTAGCTAACAACCCTTAATCAATAGTTTAATTCTTCTATCTTAATAGCGCCTGACTTCAAACATCTAACAAATTTTGCAAGTACGGGCGCTATTATATTTTCTTGCTCTTTTGGGTAACTGTATGCTTGGTTTAATTGCAACCATTCTAATGAGTTGTCGGGTAAAAGTACTTGGCCGTTACTGCATAGATGTTGGCTAAAAGAATTTTCTTTGTCGTCCAGTGCACAAAAAGTACAAGGTTGTGTCCTCATGTTTTTTTTATTAATTTTGTCCTACAAAAGTAAGTATTTCATGCAAACAATCCAGGAACATTTGGCGAAGCTCAGGGGCTTTAACTTTCAAGATGAATTGCAGGTTATTATTGAAGATAATAAAGAACGGGTAGCGGACTTGCAGGCAGATCAGTTGTCGCAAGGTTTGCGCAACGATGGCAGGCAGATAAACCCGCAATATACAAAGTACACGGTTGCTGCCAAACAACAATTTGGCGTGGGCTTAGGTGCCGTTACGGATAGGGTGACTTTTTATGACACGGGCGAATTATATAAAAGCCTACGCGTGAAAGTAACCCCAACTACTTTTACAATCCAATCGGACAATTTCAAGTTCGATAAAATGATTAAACGCAGCGGCAAAGAAACGGTAGGGCTTAGCAAAGACTATTGCGACATGTTTGTACAATCTTACACCAAGCCAATTATTGCACGGCGAATGAGAGAGGTTTTAGGTGTTGGTTAATTCATATTCGCCGCATTATTTTTCTCAAATATCAACCGCAGCATTAGGCCGAAATCTTCAACGGTGGTTTTGTCCTCGTCAATCTTATATCCTTGCCTTTGTACCTCGATCAACAATTTGCGGAAGTCCTGCCGGCTATCGCTGATTACGCCTTCTTTGCCCAACGCAATCCGTATATTGTCCAGGCTGTATTCCGCTTCGCTGATCTGCACATCAATACTTTTGTTGCGGTCCTTCGCTTTGTCCAGTTGCTTTACGAAGTCGGCAACATCGCCGCGCCAAACAGGTTTAACGTTGTGCTTTGCCAGTTTCTCCAACCCAATTACGTGCGGTTCGGCAAACTTTTCGATCCAAACATCTTGCAGGTGGAAAAGCAGGGTAAGCCCGTTTTTCTTTACTTTTAAATTGTGTATTTCCTGCATGGCGGCAAACTCTGGTATGTCAACGCCGGCGGCTTCGATGTATTGGGCGCTGATCGCTTCCCACGCTTCCGCCAATTCTTTTGCAGTAGGTTCACCGGAAATAACCAGTACCTTTAAATTGTTATTATATTTGCATTGAACGAACTGGCCAACGGTGCAAACCGCTGCGCTGTTTATTAAATTTACCATAATGGCCGATGTTTTAGCACAATCAAATTATCAGTTAGGTTTTGACACCGCGTACGCGGAACAAAGCAAAGATAAGGTAATCGCCTATGCAGAAGAAGTGCTGGCGAAATACAACGAAATTTCAAGCCTGAAGGTAAGCACCAAGTCAATTACCGACCTGATCGCAAAGAACCGCGAACTGCAAGCGTCCTTGGCGGGGCTTACCAAGACCCAAAACGATAATACCAAAGCTACAATCGATGGCGAAAAAGCAGAACAAGCGAAGTTAAAAACAACGCAGGAAAGCACCAAACAAACCATACTGAACGAGAAAGCGGAACAAGAGGCAATCAAAACCAAAAAGCTTAAAACGCAGGCTTCAGACAGTGCGGCAACCGCTGCAAGCCGTGAAAAGAAAATCGAAGAAGAAGTTTTGAACGATTACAAGCAGTTGTCGCTTGCCTACAACGATGCTGCCCTGAAAGCAAAAAACTATGCATTGCGGTTGGGCGAAACCAACCCAGTGACCGTTGCCGCTGTTAAGAACGCGCGGGAAATGTACGACATTTTATTGCGCGTGGACAGTGCCGTAGGCCAAAACCAAAGAAACGTTGGTAACTACAAAGAGGCCTTTAACGGTTTGCAGGTTTCTTTTAGCCAAGTAGCACGTGAACTGCCCTCGCTGGCAGTTAGCGCCAATACTTTTTTGCTGGCCATTTCCAATAACCTACCAATGGTAATCGACGAGGTGCGCAAGGCAAAAGATGAAATAAAAGTATTACAGGAACAAGGCAAAGAAACGCCTAATTTGATTGAACGCATTGCGACCAGTTTCTTTAACTGGAACATGGCCCTGAACATCGGTATTGCCTTACTTACCATTTACGGTACAAAAGTGGCAAGCTTTATAGCCGGTTTGTTTGACAGTGAAGCAGCGACCCTTAAGGCAACCGAAGCAACAAAGAAGCGCAATGATTCTTTAAAAGAGCAATTGGAACTGGAGAAAGCTTTGCAGACCAATTATGAAAACGAGTACAAAGACAATGTGAGGGGCGCACGTGCCGAACTTGAATACTTACAGGCAGGCAATAAAAGTCGGGGCGAACAATTGTTGCAGGAACAAAAAATATTAGATTTGAAGTTCAAAAGTTTTGGCGTGGGCGCTGAGGCCGCTTTGCCCGACAATGCCAAGCAGCAGGAACTTGAACAAAAGGCATTGGATGCACGTATAAAATATTACGATGCCTACAACCAATGGAAACAGAATACTGACGACGAAGCATACACCAAATCAAAAGACCTCGCAGAAAAAGAATACAAAGACGCAAACACTGCTTTTGGGGACATTGTGAAGCTGAACGAGGACAAAGCGCAAACGATAGCCCAAATCAATGCCAAGGCTATTGAAATACAAACCTACAAAGAAGAACAAGCGCGGAAGGTTACTTTGGAAAGTGCCAAGCTTAGCGCCGAAGCGGTGACGGATGCAAACCAACGTATTTTAAACAGCGATACCAGCACCCTGGACGAAAGGTTGAAAGCGTTGAACAACATCGCCGCTGCACAAAAGAAATCAGCGGAAGCAGAACTGGCGTTCGTGGTGAACGACCCTTCAAAGAAAGGGACCGCAGACCTTATCAATGCCTATGCGAAATACAAACAGGACAAGTTACTTATCAACCGTCAATTAAACGAAGACCTTTTTCAGCAAAATGAAGATTACCGGTTGAAAGAATATGCGGCGCTGGTGGACATTGCAAAAACAGAGTTTGCAAAAAGGGTTGAAATAAACGAAGAACTGAAAGGCTTTGAAGAATTGACCTTGCAACAACGTTTACAGGCGCAACAAGCCTACCAGGATGCCAAACAGGAACTAATAACAGCGGATTATAAAGCCGAACTAAGGGCGGCGCATATCAGTGAAGAAGAAATCGCAAAACTATTGGCCGACCCTTCATACCGCGTGAAGTCCAAGAGCATTACCGATACGCAACTAAAGGCGTTAACGGCCAAATACTACAGCAGCCAGGCAACTGCCACGCACCAGGGCGAAGAAGATATTTCAGCAATTATGTACAGCGAATGGGCGCAGCAAATTGACGAGCGCGTAAAGAACCTGGACAAAATAAAAGCCTTGTTCAATGGGCACAACATTTGGGTAGCGCAAAACTATGCAAGCGAGGTAACCGCTCTTTCCGCTAGCCTTAACAAAGGCGAGATAAGCTATACCACGTATTTGAAGAAGCGCAAAGAAGCAAAGGAAAAATACGATACCGAAGTAAACCGCTCAGACGCCGCAGACGTTAAGAAGCAGATCGAGGCAATGGGTTGGATAACGGACGCTTTTAAAGAAGCGGACGAAGAACTGGCAGCGGCAAAGGCAAATACCGCCATGGCGGGTACGGACGCAGAACAACAGGCGGCAGCGGAAGAAGAGGCCATCGCCCAAAAGAAATATGATAAGTTGAAAGGGCTGAACGACCAGTATTTAGCGCTTGTCAAAAAGGGCGCGGAAGCGGAGGTAAAAACAGCGGACGACGCGGCAGCGAAGCAACTCGCAAAGCGCAAAGAACTATACGACGCTTTGAAGAAATTGGCGCAGGAAAGCATCGAATTTATAAACGTCCTTGCAACCCGGGGTTATGAGATCCGTTTAAACCAGTTGCAAGAAGAACAAGACAAGGACGACGAGAACTACCAACGCCAGGTGAACAACATCACTAACAGTACTTTGACCGAACAACAAAAGGCAGACACGCTGAAAGTGATGGAAGCGGAAAAAGACGAACGCGACAAAGCAAGGGATAGGGAAAAAAGGGAAATAAAGTTAAAAGAAGCCAAGTTTGAAAAAGCACAAGCGATAGCGTCTATTGTGTTCGCCACGGCCGTAGCCATTGCCAAAGCTTCGCCTAATCCTGTTTTGATCGCGCTTGCCGCCGCTATTGGTGCGGTGCAGCTTGCTACAGCAATTGCAAGGCCTCTGCCTGCCTACGCGAAGGGCACAAGGGGCAAACCGCACGAAGGCGGCCCAGCGCGTATCGGTGAGGGCGGTAAAACGGAGCTTGTAACCGAGCCGGGGCTTGCACCTTACTTCGTGAACACGGACCAGGTGCGCAACCTGCGCAAAGGCACCGAGGTATTTAACAGCGACCAGATCAACGAGGCCATGCAGCGCAGCATGTTTGCGCAAACCGCTTCATTGTTTACGGGTGGTAATACGAGAAGTGATAACGGGACTGATAAGATAGTTACCGCTATCAAAGGCATCAAGCAAGCGAAAGCGCCCAACTATGATGCAGTGGCGGGGCAGTTGGACAGGCAAAACGCCATGTTATACGAAATGTACAAATTCAAACACGGGATAAAATAAATAAGCCGGGCGTAAAAACGTCCGGCTTTACCAATATCCTTATGAATGAAACTACGGATTAATATTTTTTACCGTGCTTGTAAGGACGGGTAGCGTTATATTTTAATTTCCAGTTGACATGCTGCACAATATCAATGTTATGTTCTTGACAGAACCAAACAATATCTAAAAAACAATTAGCAAGAGCGGATTTTTGGTATTGTAGTATGTTTAAATAATATCCCTCGTTATCATTGACGGTTTCTTTGTCTGATATGTAACCAGCGATTACGGAAATCCGATTAATTAAGTAATGAATACCTATTATAAAAGACGTATTTTTAAACCCGATAGGTTCTTTTAAAACTTCTTCGCTTATAAAGCCCATAGCTGAGGCCAATCCCAAACTAAAACCCTGGCATGTATCTAAAAACCTAATAACCACGTCGGCCATTTCATCTTCCACCGTGTCTTTTACTTGGCTTTTGAAAATAAAAAGCCATTGGGCTTCGTCCAATAATTCTACATTCAACATACCAGTATAATTACCTTGGTAATTTCCTTTATTTCTAAAAATAAATCCGATTTCGTTGTCGTCGTACGGCATGTCCCTGAACCAATCGTTCCGTAATTTAGGATTGTATTGTTTCCCGTGCCTATGCGCCTCGACCGCTTCGGCAAGTTCCGTAATGATAAGTACCGTCCTTTCAGTTTTGCACTCGCCTGCGCCTTTTTCCCAAAAGCCACGTTGCTTGTTGCCTTCGTAAATACTCGGAGCCAACTCGATCAGTTCCTTTAAAATTTCTGTTGTGGTTTGCATATTTTTTTGCGTTGTTTAATTAAATTCCATATCGAAAATTTCGCTTAAATACTCATGCGGATGCTTGAAATTATTGCGCTTGCCTTCTTTAAATGCTTCCACTAAATCGGCGGTTTCTTGCTTTTCCAATAATTCTATTTTATCTAAAACTTGCGAAAGTGACGGGTTATTATTTTCCAAAATAAAAAACTCCTTAAGTCGTTGTAATGCTGTTTTTGCCATATACTTTTTTATTGTGTTTTAGCGTTATTAAGTATAAAAATAGCGAAGCCGTCCACAAAATCCGTTACAGATTTGTTGGGCTCGTTGAAATGCGCCCTGAATTTCAGTTCGTCGTCAAAACTTAGCCGGCCGCGGTCAACCGTTGCAAAGTACTCGGCTTTTAACTTTAAG